TGGTGGTGGCATCGACCGGCTTGAGGCGGGTGATGGCGTCCAGGTCCCCGGTGTCGGCGACCACGGTGGTGAACTGCTTGAGTTGTTCCAGCTTGGAGGTCATGGGCGTGCTCTGTCCTGTGCAATGACTCGACATTACCCGAGCCCCGACGGCCGCTCAAGGGGCCTTTGGGGCACTGTCGAATTGTCGAAGGTGATGATTCGAGTCACGCGCCAGCACGAGGTTCCCTACGCCTGGCAACAGCGAGCAGGCTTGCCCCTAATCCTGAAGACTGGTGCGAAACCTATGTGGGAGCCGGCTTGCCGGCGATGAGGCCGGGGCAGGCCCTGTCGGACTGCCTGTCAGGGCCCTGTCGCCGGCAAGCCGGCTCCCACAAGAGGGTCGCGTTGCTTCAGCGGCCCTGCAATAACTCGGCGGCCTGGTCAAACACCACCAGTGGCTCCGGCGCCTTGTGAATGTCCGCCGACAGCAGTTGGCGGAACCGCCGCGCGCCCTTGAACCCTTGCCCAAGCCCGAGAATATGCCGGGTCACGTGGTGCATCGCACCGCCACTGGCCATGTGCGCAACGATGTACGGCCGCAACTGCGCCATCGCCTCGCTGCGGCTGACCACCGGTGCATCGCTGGCAAACAGCTGCTGGTCCACCTCGGCCAGCAGGTAAGGATTGTGGTACGCCTCACGCCCCAGCATCACCCCATCGAAGGTCTCAAGATGCGCCTGGCACTCGGCCAAAGTCTTGATACCTCCATTGAGCACGATTTCCAGGTCCGGGAAATCGGCCTTCAGCTGCGCCGCAACGTCATAGCGCAGTGGCGGAATCTCACGGTTCTCCTTGGGCGAGAGCCCTTCGAGAATCGCGATTCGCGCATGCACGGTAAAGCTGCGGCAGCCGGCCTCGCGCACCTGGCCGACGAAGTCGCACAGCTCGGCGTAGCTGTCGCGGCCATTGATGCCAATGCGGTGCTTGACCGTCACCGGCGTCGACACCGCATCGCGCATGGCCTTCACGCAGTCGGCCACCAGCGCCGGATGCGCCATCAGGCACGCGCCGATCATGTTGTTCTGCACCCGGTCGCTCGGGCAACCGACGTTGAGGTTGACCTCGTCATAGCCCGCTTCTTCGGCCAGGCGCGCGCAGGCGGCCAGGTCGGCCGGCACGCTGCCGCCCAGCTGCAGGGCCAGCGGGTGTTCGGAGGCGTCGTGGCGCAGGAAACGGTGGGCGTCGTTGTGCAGCAGCGCCCCGGTGGTGACCATTTCGGTGTAGAGCAGGGTCTCTTTGGAGAGCAGGCGCAGGAAGAACCTGCAGTGCCTGTCGGTCCAGTCCATCATCGGCGCAACAGAAAACCTCCTAACTACCGTATCGCCTGAGGTTCCTAGGTTTTCTGCTTGTTTCTGGGGCATTTCTCTATCTCTGGTAGTTGCTGCTTTATTCCGGTTCTTGCCGGTTTTGCTACTGCGGTTGCTACAATGTAGCAACTCCAACCAGCCGTGTAGCAAATCATGGGAACCATCACGCAGCGCAAGCGCAAGGACGGGTCATCGGGCTTCACCGCCCAGATCCGCATCATGAAGGAAGGGAAGGCAGTTTATCAGGAAAGCCAGACGTTCGACCGGAAGGCGACGGCGCAGGCCTGGATCAGGAAGCGTGAGGCAGAACTGTACGAGCCGGGTGCCATTGAGAAGGCCAACCGCAAAGGCGTGACGGTCAAGCAGATGATTGACCAGTACCTGGTTGAGTACGAGAAGCTGCGGCCGCTGGGCAAGACCAAGCGTGCAACCCTCAAGGCTATCGGTGAAAGCTGGCTGGGCGAAATAGAAGACCAGCAGCTGACCAGCCAGAAGCTGGTGGACTACGCCATGGACCGGATAGAGAAGGACGGCATCCAGCCGCAGACGGTCGGCAACGACCTGGCGCACTTGGGTGCGGTCCTGTCCGTGGCCAGGCCGGCATGGGGGTATGAGGTCGACCCGCTGGCCATGCCCGATGCCCGGCGCGTATTAAAGAAGATGGGCGCGGTGACCAAGAGCGTGGAGCGTAACCGCCGGCCAACTCGCGACGAGCTGGAGCGCATCATCAAGTACTTCCAGAAGGTCCGCGATGCCAGGCGCCAAGAGATCGACATGGTGCGGGTGGTGGTATTCGCGCTGTTCTCCACCCGGCGCCAGGAAGAAATCACCCGGATCCGCTGGGATGCGCTCAACGACGAGGAGCAGTCGGCGCTGATCACCGACATGAAGAACCCAGGCCAGAAGTACGGCAACGACGTTTGGTGCCACATGCCCGATGAGGCCTGGCGCATTCTGCAGTCAATGCCACGGGTTGCCGACGAGGTATTCCCGTACAACTCAAGGTCGATATCTGCCTCGTTCACCAGGGCATGCCATTTCCTTCAGATTGAAGACCTGCACTTCCACGACCTACGCCACGATGGCGTAAGCCGCTTGTTCGAAAAGGGGTGGGATATTCCGCGCGTGGCCAGCGTGTCGGGCCACCGGGATTGGAACTCGATGCGGCGCTATACGCACCTGCGGGGGAAGGGAGACCCTTATGAAGGTTGGGAGATGCTGGAGGAGGTGGTAACGGGCCCCGTGATCGAGGCCCCAAGGAAGGTCAAGAGGCTCGCCGCTGGCCTCGCCCCATGAGTTTGTCCTGCTCGGCCTTGGCCTTGGCGTGCTGGTCGTCGATGTAAGCGGCCAGATCGTTCAGGTGCACACCGCGTGCACCTTTCTGGCTCGACTCCATCCAGACCAGCGGAAGGTTGATTTCGCCGCGGGCAACCTTGGCCTTGAGCTTGGTTGGGGTGATATCGAAGAAGTCCTTGCAGACCAGGTCGATGGGGATGATGGCCCGGCCGTTGTACTGGGCCATCAACAGGAAGGCGGTATTCATGGCAATAGCTCTCCGCGCCCACATGTTGGTGGGCTTGAGTTGTAATTGGGGGTCAGGCTTGGATCAGCCGCAGCGGACGCGTGGCTGATGGAATGTTTGCGGGCGTGCTGGGCGGACCGCTTCGAAGTACAGCTTCCACATGTCGTCCCAGGCTTCCTGCATCGTCGAGCCCTGGCCGGTGCATCCCATGCGCCGGCACCACCATGAACCATTCCAGTAGGTCATGCGTGCTTTCATAAGAACCTCTCAGAAAATGTAACGGACAGGGGCAAGGTGTGCGGCCGGTAGCCGGGCCAGCACCGGCCCTTCGTCGAACTGGTCGCCGGCGGGGGGTGGCGGGCGCTGGTCATCGGCCTGGGCAACGCGGTGGTTGGTGGCGTAGATGGTGAGCACAACGCCAATCAGGAAGGCAAAGGCGGCTGCGGTCAGGCAGCACCAGAAGACGGTGGTGTGCTTCATGCCTGGATCCTCTTGAACTCCACGACCCAGACCCACGGGTTGGCAGACCACGACTTGGCGCCGTTAATGCTGCTCCACAAAGCCTGAAATGACTCTTCATAGCTGAGGTTCATGCAGTCGCACTCTGGTGCACCATCGCCGTCGTACGGGCTTTGGCAGCCAGGAACACACCCCTCTATGCCTTCTGCTATGCACTGATCCTCGCTGATGTCCTGCAGGCGCTCGACGCGAACGTCGGTAACTTCCAGCAGGATGCGGCTGGCCCAGCGGGGCATGTGGATGCTTGGGCGCCAAAGCATTTCTGGACCGTTCCAATCCGCGCGGAAAATGCAGTGGTCTGGCTTCTGGAAGCGCTTGGGGATATCCGAAAGGGGCGAGCCTTTGCAGCCAATGTACTGGGTGTAGGCCCAAGTCCCATCGTCTTCGGGGTCTTCCAGCCAAGTCTCGCGCACCCAAAGGCGGTCGCCTGGCTTTCCGTATGGGCACGGTTTTCCATGCTGCGTGTTCATCGTTACTTCGCCGGCATAATTCGCTGGTCGGTCCCAGCTCGGCACGCCGTCGACAACATCAACCGGAGCACTCATGAACTGTGGCTTGACTGCGCGCCTGGTAACAGTCTTCTGGCCTTCCAAGATGGCGCGGACCATTGGCCCGCTGAACAGGATTGGATGTTCTTTCATGGCGCAGGCCTCAGTAGGGAACGCACTTGTTGCAGGCCCCGGTCCAACCAGGTGTTCCGCAGCCTGAGCAGGGTTCGGTTTCGGGTGTGCCGCGTTCTTCGGGTCGGCTGGCCAGGTCCGGCATGCCACGGTCGCAGTCTTCGCACGGCTCCATGATTGGGGCATTGCCATCCTCGGTTTGTCCGCTACGGCCCACCATGAGCTGACCGGTGTCGCCGCAATGTCGGCACTTGGGCTTGGTCATCGCGGCATCAATGGCCTGATCAAGTGTTTCCTCGTTGAGCACCAGGTTGTCTGGGGTCAGGCCAGCGAACACGCCACCTTGGCTGATGGTTTCGAGATCGCGGGAGCGCAACCAGCGGTAGCGGCCAGCATCAAGGCGAAGCTGCGGTGCCTCTTCGACAAATTTCAGCCAGGCGTCCAAGTCGTAGTCACCCTTCATGCCTTGGCGCAGCGCGTCGATCTGTTGATCCCGCGCCGTAAGGTCGGCCTGCAGCTGGTCGCACAGCTTGCACTTGGTCAGCACCAGTTCTTTCGGCTTCGGTTCGGCCAACAGTGCCTGCATGGCTCGCTCACCCAGTTCAACTACCTGCGGGTCATAGGTGCGCAGCTTTGACTCGGCCTCAATGGCGCGGCGCTTCCAGGCGGCTAGGTCGGTAAGTTTGTCGGCCTCAACCGGCGCGCTCGGATCTGCGCTGGCGGATACGGCGGCGTGCTGGGCCCGAATTTTGCGCTTGAGAGTTGTGCCTATGTCGTGCTGATACGCCTCTTCCAACAGCGCATCCTGCACACGGAGCTGTTCGCGCAGCCGCTCAACCTCGCCAGGGTCGGCGTGGGTATATAACGCTGAAACCGGCCATCCCTTCGCACGCCAGCGCTCGGCGACTTCAAGGTCCCAGGTTGTAGCCGACTTATCGGTCAGGTGGTCATCGGTGAACCATGCCGCTGGCTCTCCGGATGGCCTGGCCAAAATGGCGCGAAGTTCCTGCGAGTCCTTGGCGAACATGGTGAACATGCAGACCTTCGCGATGCGTTCGGCCAGCTCGCGCGGCAGGTTGACCGTTTGATAGTTGCTCATTGCCCTTGCTCCAGTAGTTGAATGACGTCCAGATAACCGGCGATGTGGCTGCCGGGCTTGTCGGCTGCGGTGCGCTTGAGGTGTTCCACCACCAGGGCCACGCCGTTAGTGGCTGCCAGCGTGCGGTGCATGGCCAGAACCGTGTCAGTGGCCTCTTTGCGAGCCTGCTGGCGCATGTATTCGTTGATAGGGCCGTGCACCACCAGCACCGGGATTGGCTTTGGGCGGATGGCAGTTTCGGTGGAGTACGCCGGGGCTGGCGCGGGCACAGGGGTAGGGCGGCGGGCCCGGTCAAGGGCCGCCTGGGCGATGGGGTTCATGGGTGATCCTCTGTCAGACGAACAGCAGGGGTTGCACGGTGCCGTCGGCGAACACTTTGTCGAGCGGCGTGGTTGCCACTGGCTCATCGCCGTCCCAGCCATCCGGCCAGGTTTCAGCGGCAATCAGCTCGCGAATGCGGGCCTCTTCCTCCGCATTGATCATGTCCACCTTCGGGCGGCCGAGGCGCTGCGCGGCCTCGTTGATCTCAGCTTGGATGCCCAGCAGGCGTTCCAGCGCCATCAGCCTGGATTCCAGCAGGATCGGCCCCATGCGCTGGGGGTTCGACGCGATGCTGCCGTCCTTCAGCCGCTCGACCCCGGCTTTGCGTAGGCGGTGCTGCGGCTCCCGAAGCTCTCTCCATAAAGGCTTGATTCCCTTCATGGGAGCCAGGTAAGACCAGGCCGGGTTCAGCAGGATTGTGTCCAGGGCCTTGTCCTCGCTGGCCAGCGGGCACCCGGTACAGCCTGTGCGTGCATTGATCTCTTCGGCTTCCTCACCACCGTAAGCATCAGCAATGGTGCTGGTTGGCCAGTCGCCGAACTCGGCCTGCGGAGCCCAGTGCTTAAGCCATTCCCATACATGGCACACCCGCCAGTGCAACAATGGGGCGAGGGTGGCAAGCCGGCCCTTCAAGCCTTTGGCCTCGGGCAGCACCTTCTGATACCAGCCCTGGCCGCATTCGGCCCCGTCCTTTCCGCAGCTCATCTCGATGCGTTTGTCGCGGATCGCGCTCTCGCCTTGGCGCACGCCCGTGATCATCAGCACGTTTCCATCAAGTTCGGCCAGGCGCTTCTCCAGCGCGTTCTGCATGGGGTCGATCTTGATCTGCCTGGTGCACCAGCGCAGCGTGTTGTTGTTCGGTGGTGGAACGCCGCGGCCGAGGATGTAGACCATGAACCGCTTGTCCATGGGAGCGGTGACCACCTCAATTGCGATTCCTCTGTCCTCCAGGTCATCCATGATCTGTTGCGCCGCGTTGGCCAGCGGCAGAAGTTCCTGGCGGGTGTCCGCGTAGAAGACTGTCAGCGTCTTCGGCTTCGGGATCCGGCCGGTATCGATCAGCCAGATGATCAAGGTGAGGGTGGCGCTGCTGTCCTTGCCCCCTGACCAGGCAATGCCCCAGTGGTGATGATCGGCGCCGTATGCCTGCAGGCTTTGAATGGTGAGCTCAATGCTCTCAGTCATCTGCAAGCGCTGCGCACCCGCAGCGAAAATATCAATTTGGGCGCTCATGGCGTTCTCCGGCTGGCGCCGGTTGCCCGGCGCGGGAATGGTCAGGCAACGGACTGGCAAGCCTGCAGGGCGAAGTACACGCGGGCGCAGGCCTCGGCGTCCGGGCGGGCACGGTGACCGCCGACCAGATCTTCACCGGTGAAGAACTTCAGCGCTTCGGTGACGGTTGGCGGCTTGTGCTGCTTGCCGCGGCCGGCGGCGATCATCTTCTCGGTGGGCGGGCACTTCACGATGCTGGTGGTCGAAGTGCAGGTGCAGAACTTGGGCGCTTCGCGGTAGGCCTCGGCAACCCATGGGTCTTGGAAGCGCTTGAGCCCGATGCGCATGATCCGGTCGTCGAACGACACGTTGTGTGCCACACGCAGGCTGGCCTGGTTCCAGATGTTCAAGAAGCCTTCGATGGCCACGGCTTCGGGAATGCCGTGCTCCAGCGCCATCTCGTTGGTGATGCCGTGGATCACCGACACTTCGTTGGGGATGCTCCAGCCATCAGGGCGGACCATGGCTTCGAAGCTGTCGACCAGTTCACCTTCGGGGGTGTAGAGCAGGGCACAGATGTCGACGATGTGGGGTTGGTCGGGGTGGTCGCTGGGGGCTTTGAAGTTCGGGAAGCCGGTGGTTTCAGTGTCGAAGACGCAGATCAATTGGGACATGGCGGGTTTCCTGTAGGCGAAAAGAAGGCGCCCGGAGGCGCCTGTGGTCTTGCTGGGTATAGGTTCAGCCGGCTTGCTGCATCGGCTGGTCTTGCTGGGCGACACCGCCTTCGATCCATACCGCGCTGATCTCCGGCGGAAGCTTGGCCGGCTTGGCCTTGAGGGTGCCAAGCACGATGGCGCTTTCGATCTCGTTGGCCTTGGCCAAGCTGACCAGCATGCCGAGCAGTTGCCCGCGCGCAGGAAGGTCCAGAACGTCGAAGCGATCGAGCATCACCAGCTTCAAGCCCGAATGCACAGCGATGGCCAGGGCCAGCAGCGTGTCGCAGCGCCACTGTTCGGACTCGCTCAGCAGCTGATACAGGCGGCCGCCGGCAGTGATGTCCATCTCGGTGGAGACCTGCACGACTGGCCAGCCGGTGAGTTTCGAGGTGCGGGTCAGGCTGGTATTGAACGGCTGCAGGGCTCCGGCCAGGATCTCGCCGGGGATACCGTCGGGGGCCAGCGCCTTCTCGATCAGCACCCATTCCAGGACGTCGAGGTGGTAGCCGGCGGCCTTTTGGGTGTTGGCTTCTGCGTTCTTGGCTTCGTCAGCCGCTTCGCACAGCGCGTTGTACTGGGCCTGCAGTTCGCCTTCCTGCTTGCGCAGAGCGTTGAGCGAATCGATGGACCGGTCGTATCGGTCCTGGTCAAAGGCTTCGGCCTGCTGGCCTTCCAACTGCGCCAGCTCGTTGCGGGCTGCCTCGGCCTTGGCCACCGCCGCCATGTCGTTCTGCAGGGTACGGCGCAGCATTTCGACGCTGCGCTGCATGTTGGTGATATCGAGCGCCAGCGTGCTGGTTGCCGCAGTGTCCTGCTTCAGCCCCTGGTACAGCTCCAGCTTGCTGCCGACGATCTTGAGGCCGACACCGCAGGCTGGGCATTCACAGCCGCCAGAGCCTGCCTGCTGATCTTTCAATTGGGCCTGCAGCTCGGGCAATTGCTGCTCCAGCTTTGCCAGATCCTGCTCGGTGGTGGTGCGCTTGGCCACGGCGCGGTCGTACAGACCGGCGGCTTCTTCCAGCTCGGCCTTACGCTGGCCAAGACCTTGTGCTGCCTGGCGCTTGGCGTTCTGCTCACCGATGAAGCGGTTGCCGTTTTCGATGTCCTGCTGCACTTTCGCGTGTTTCTTGAAGACTTCTTCGCGCTCGTCAGCATTGGAAACGCTATCCGGCGCCTCAAACACCCAGCCTTCTGCCTTCTCGCTGCCGTACTGCTCGCCGGTGATGGCCTTCCAGGCGCCGCGTGACTCGGCGGCGTAGGCCTTGGCCTGTTCCTGGGCAGCGCCAAAGCCACTCAGCAGCAGCGGCTTGATCTTCTCGACCTTATCCGGGTTGGCCTTGCGCTTGGCCAGCATGCCCACAACAACATCAGGCTTGGCGCTGGACTTGGTCAGCTTGAACAACAGGGCGCGGCGGGCCTTCTCGTCCAGCGCAGCGAAGGCGCCCGGAGTCAGCACGAAAGGCAGGTAATCATCACCGGGCACGCTGTGGCGCTCGGCTGTGCCCTTCGGCAGCGAGAAGCTGCTGGCTGCGCCATCGTGGCTCACGATGATCTGGGCCTTCTTCTCGCCTTCGGTGACCAGCTTGCCGTAGTCCTTCTTGTGCTGGACGCGGCCGGAGCCGCCCAGGGCGAAGCCAATGGCCTCACGCAAGGACGACTTACCGGCGCCGTTGAAACCTGCCACCAGGGTAATCGGCGTGGCCAGGTCTAGGCTGGCGCTGCGCAGGCCCTGGAAGTTCTCGACGAAAATGTGTTCGAGGTGCATGGGGGATTACTCCAGGTTGAGGTCGACAGCCTGTTCCAGGGTGCCAACGACGCGGTAGGTGTGCTCGAGCGAGGAATCGCCCTCGGCTTCCAGCTGGATCACGTTGCTTTCCAGCAGGCGCAGTAACAGCGAGGTGGCGCGGTCGCTGTCGATGCTCAGGCGGCGCTGCAGCCAGGCAGCGTCGATGACCTGGCCGTGCAGGGAGACGATCTGCGCAGCCTCGCTGTAGTCGAAGTCGCCGAATTCCTTGCCGATGTTGGCTGGCTCAGTCAGTACAGGCCGCAGCACTTCGCGGGCGCCGTGGGAGTCTGGCGCGGAAACGATACCGGTCTGTTCCATGCCAAGCAGGATGGTTGAGGCTCGGTTGTAGCCGATCTTTAGGTGACGCTGGAGAGCCGAAATAGATGGGCGCCGAGTCTCAATGACGAACTGAACCGCATCCTGATAAAGCGGGTCCGTTCCTTCCTGCGGGCTGTCGTCGTAGCCACTTACGTCTTCTTCCTGCTGCCGCTCCAGGCCCAGATCCAGGCCCATGCCCGCGATCCGCTCAGCAGCACTCAGCGGCAGCTCATGCTGGTCGCGCTCTGGTTTCACGAAGTCGGTGCCTTCGTGGTAATCGTCGGGCGCCATCACCAGCAGGCAGAGGTGGCCGGCGCAGTCCATCAGTTCTTTCCTGTTCGGAGCCTTGGCATCGATGATCCCTATCGCGGTCAGCTTCTTGGCATCGAATTTGACCTCCTTCATGGTCAGTTCGATGGTGGTGGCTCCGCGCGAGGCAATGATGCTCACCGCAGAACGCACCACATCGCTGGCCTTTTCGGTGATGCGATCGATAACTTCCTGCTGGTCGTCTTCACCCAGGCGGGTGAACGGCATCTTGATGTTGCGCAGCTCGAACAGCGCCGCTTCGACCAGGTCGTGCACCATCAGCTCGTGCGCCAAGACCATCGGCGAAACGCCGTGCAGGTAAGCGCGGTCGATGAACTCTTTGTGTTCAGCTTTCATTGGTGATCCTCAGTACTTGGCGATTTCTTCCAGCTTTTTCTGCTGGGTGAATGTCAGGAGGGTGCGCGGGCCATAGCGCTTGAAGCTGGCCCGCATGTTTTCGACGAACTCTTGTTCCCAGACGCCCGACGCGTGTAGGTCGGCGGCGGCGAGAAGCGAGGTAAATTCCTCGACCCGGTCGTACAGTTCTTCCACGGTCTGGGCGGCCATGGCGGCTTACTCGAACTGCAGGTTGCTGGTGTCGCCCGGTTGGGCATCGTCTTCGGCGTCCGGCTCAGGGTCGGAAACCTGTTCAGGTTCCGGCTGTTCCTGGACGTTTTCGGCGTTTTCCTTTACGGGATTTGCCGTTTTCTGGACCTTTTCCGCCGCTGACTTGCCAGTTTTTGGCGTTTCCTTGCCATTTCCTCCGGTTTTCCCTGCCGGTTCTGCGCCCTGAGCTTCTTCATTTTCCAGGTCGACCGTCTCGACATCGGAGTCTGGAAGGGGTGGCGCTGCCTGGTCCTGCAGGTCGGCGAGGTTCACCGCAAAACTGCCGGTGCCATCCGGGGTCGCGTCGATGAAGTCCATAACCTCTTCGGTGGTTTGCAGCCCCATCAGCAGCTCAGGGGCATAAAGACGACCGAAGAAGCTGGCGCAGCGATAACGCAGCATGAGCTCGGGGATGGTCTGCCACTTGCTACCTTTCTTGGTCAGCCATCCTTCATCCAGCGCCATCTGAATCGAAACCACTGGTGACTCCAGGCGCTCGCCGGTCTCGCGCTCGATGGCCCATGCCACGCAAGTCTGGTGGCGAACCTTGATCTTCTTGGTGATCTCGTTCGGTCTTGCCTTGCCGCCGCCAGCGGGCTTTACCCATTCCGTGGCGGTGTAACTGATCTCGGTCGGTTCGCCTGGCGCGCTCAGCTCGAACCGCAGTGACGAATAGCGCCCGCAACTGTTGATCGATGCGATGATGAACGGGCTGGACCAGCTTGGGCGGCCTTCGATGATGTGCAGGTTCTGCATGATCATCAGTGGATCGGCGCCCATGCGCTGAGCCATGTTCAGCGCTACAGCGCAGTTGGCGATGGCTGCCGTGTTCTCTTCGTAGCCGGTGACCTCTCCGTACTGCTTGACCTCTTTCCACTTGCGATAGGCGACCGGGACCATGGTCGAGCTGCTGAGCATGTTGGAAACGCGCAGCAGTTGGTCGAAGCCTTCGCTTGTCAGGAACGACATCGGCGCGGTGCTTTTTGGCTTGGCGACAGCGCTGGTCTGCATCTGCGCCAGGGTTGTTGGCTGGCTCATGCTGCGCACTCCTTGTAGCCCTTGAACTTGCGGTACTCGGCTTCGGTGGCCACAGAAACATTGCGCTTATCGCCTTCCTTCGCCTTCACCTCATGGGTGTTGCGCAAGGACGCCAGGAAGCGATTGCGATCCCACGCACGGTGGTGCGAAACGATTGGCGAGTGCTTGCCGGCCGGGTCTTCCAGCCGGATGTACAGGTCTTGGGCGTTCATGGCGAACCTCATTGGTGGTAAGGGCAGGTGGACCAGCGCGGGCAATACTTCGCGCTGCAAAGGAAGCTCTGGGGGTTTGGCGGGAACAGGCCGGAGCGCAGCATGTCGGCGCCGATCTGGATAAGCCCGGGGAAATCCTCGGTGCCGACCATCATTTGCTTGGCGCCGACGATCTCGCCGATGCCGGTTTCGGGCTTGCCCTTGGTCTTGAGCCCGATGATGTGGGCCGGGGCGGTGCAGGGCTCGCCGGTGGTGTGTTCTTCGAGGATTTCGTAGGTGCCGATCTGGGCCCAGTGGCCCTTGGTCTTGGCTACCCCGTCCACGACAGCGGCACCGCCGGTCTTTACGTCGGCAATGCCCTTGCCGCCACCGGCTTTGCAGATCCGTGACCGGTCGAGCTGGCCGGTCAGGCGGATGATGGTGCCGCCACCGCAGTCGATCTCCAGCGGTTCAGTGGTCCGCTCGACGGCCACGAACTCATAGCGAGGGCTGATCTCGTTGCAGTAGCGGGTGTGCAAGGGCAGGGCAATGCGCTCGGCCTCGGCGAGGGTCAGCTTGTCGGCCTTCCAGTCGATGTCCTGGTCGGGATTGCGCAGCGTGTGCACCAGCAGCTCGGCGGTGTCGTAGGCCGACAGGTTGCTGCCGTTCATGCGGGATACGTCGAAAGCCGCGGTGCTGGCGTGAATGGCCGTGCCAAGGTGCGAGCGAGCACTGCTGGGCGACCGGTGCTTGAGGATGTGGATGTACTCCCACTTATAGGCGCAGTCGAACAGCGAACCCCACGAAGAGGCGCGGATGGTTGTGATGCTCATGACCGCAGCACCTTGGCTTGGTAGAACGCCTGCTGCATGCCGGTTGGCTGGGCAAGGTCTGCGTTGCAGACAAAAACTACCCGCGCGCACTGTTCTGATTCGAACCATCCGAAGTGGCATTCGGCGACAGGAATGCCCAGCTTTCCAGCCAGCCACTGATAGGCCAGCGAGCGCGAAAGGCCGCGACGTTCCTTCACTTTATGGAAAAGCGCCTTGCTCTTGTTGCGGGCGTTGCGCAGCCCACCATCTGCCAGGGTGCCAAGCGGCACGTCAGTGTCAGGGTGGAGGCCAACGTAAGCATCGCAGTCCGAGCAGAGGTAGGCGTACGGCCAGTCACCATAGGAACGGCCGTTGTAGATTTCGCTGTTGTTGACCAGGTGCACGGGGCCGTCGCAGTAACGGCAGTGAGTGGGAGCTGGCAGGGCGTCTTTGACACGCTTGAGTGCGCGGCGGCTGACATGCGGTAGAGGGGAGGGCGCAGCGAGGCGCTCAGGGCTGTTGGCCCGAGGATCAATTGGCATGGTGAAGTCCTATCGAGTTATGAGGTCAGCCAGGGCAACCAGCGTCAGCCAGCCGGTCCAGCCAAGAAGGGAGTTGAAGGCGCCGCGCCAGATCAGATGCCGTCGCCGGCGTTGGGCCTGGGTCATTGCGACGGCAATTTGCCGTAGCCGGCCTTCTGCAATCGCTCCATGACGATGCGCGCCTGTGCTGCGGTGATAACAGGAGTAACCAAGGCGATGTCGATCATGCTGCTGATCTCCGCCTCAAGGCGCTCGGCTTCTGCCTGCTCTGGGGTGCGGACCATGGCCGCCTGGAAGCAGCAGCAAATTCCATACGCCTGGTGTTCGACGGCAACCATTTGCGTGTCACCGGTCATGAAGACCGCGCAGAGCGTGCAGTCGGCACCGATGAACTGCTCGGCATCAGGCCAGATCGGCAATCCAATCTTCACTATGCGAACGGTCGAGCCGATGGCAGGGAATCGATCTTCGATCCAGCAGCTTTCATCGTCTTGGCAAAGCGGATTGCCAGGATGACTGCAGTAGCCACAAGGCGGGCTGATGTGGCAGCTGCAACCTCCGTGCTCCCTGGCATAGCGCTCGAAGTCATCACGGTCTGCCTGTGCTTCAGGCGTAAGAGTTCTAGTCATGGAAACCTCACAACGAACATGCCGCGGCGGATGCGGATGGTTGTTCCCAGCGGCAGGTCGCGGAACATGAAAAAGCCCTGACGTTGCAGGGCTTCAACCATTTGCTGGGCGTTTGGGGCGATGAAGCCCCGGCACTTAGCGGTCATAGCGGCGCTCCAGTTGAATGTCGCGCTCGTCCGAGCGCCAGTCGCCGGCCTGGAACGGGTAACCGTCCGGCTCGGCATCGTCTTCATCGGGTTCTGGCTCGTCGTCCGGGTCGGGCGGGTCGAGCCACATGTCGTAGGCGCTCATGCCGCTGCCTGCCGAATCAGCAGGGCCACACGGCGTTGGCGAGCAGCACGCACACGCATGTGCATCAGCTCGGCCTGTTCATGGGTGATATCGCCACGGAACAGCGCGTAGCTGACCATTCCTGATGCGTAGTTCAGTTCTGCTTCGGCTGCCACCAGTTCGCCCGGTGGCACAGCAAGTGCGCGGTCGATGCTCTCGTCGAACACCTTCTTAGCGGTTTGGTTGAACATGGTGGTGCCCTCGGTTGATTCCCTGTCTGGCCCTCGGCGGAAGGCCAGCCAGCGCAATCAGAACCAGACGCGCCGGTCGAAGATGACTGCCGTGCCGGCGATGAAGCCGAGCTGCTCGGGCTCAACGCCTGGGTTTTGCTTGAGGTAGTGGGCTCGGTAGATGGCCGTGGCCTTGTCGTTGCGGGGCAGCTGCTTCAACAGGCCTTCCTCGTCGACGAACATGTCGGTGCCCTTGCCGTTGTGCAGCACGCCGACCTGCTCCAGGTCGCCGCCGTCCAGGTGCGGAACGATCAGGCTGCGCAGGGTTTGCAGCGTGGGTGCCGCCGGCAGGTTGATGTTCAGGGTCAGTTCGGTGCCATCCGGGCGAATGACGGTGTAGTTGGTGTTCATGGCGCCCCCTTAAGCCGACTTGCCGATGATCAGCGTTGCCAGCGCGGCAGCTTGGTTCAGGTTCTTGTGGCCGGTGCGCTCGGCCTGCTGCTGGATGCGATGCAGGTCCTGGTCGTTGTAGCGAGCGCGGAGGGCTTGTGCGTGTTCATAGAGAGTCATGGGGAGTGCTCCGGTTGATTTCCGAAAGCGCCCGAGACGGGCGCTGACGTGAAATCTTCTGGTGCGGGCCGCTGTTACACGCCACCTGCGGACTGGGCGATGATTTGGTTCGGGGGCCCTGGGGGCCCAACAGCCGACCACGCTGCATGCTGTCGGCTCTCGTTTATGCGGTGCTCGACGCTGCGCACCCGGGGTGAGGCTTCCCCTGTATCCCGTTCCACCCGTCAAACCGCTGGATGGGGCCTTGGCTCGCTGCGGCCCATCCGATCCTTTCCGATTGCGTTCGGTTAGGCCCGGATGGCCAAAAGTTACCGCTTGGTAATGGTTGCGGTCAATACCGTTTGGTAATAATTTTTCGAGTGGACATAAAAAAACCCGCCAGTGCGGGTTTCCTGTGCCTGCCTAGGGCTGACTTGGTGCCTTTCTGCTGTGCAGCAGTTCTAGCCTATCAGTCTGCCGAGGCTAGATCTGCAGTACGTTTTCCGAGTTCGTACTTCATTTTCTCGAGCTTAGCCTCTGCAGCTCGGTATTCCTGCCGAAGAAAATCTCGAGTTGATGTGCGTTGGCGCTCTGAATACAAGACCCAAGCGCCGGCCGCGATGAACGTTGCACTGATCCAGCCAATGCCGTGCATGAGTATCGAAATTAGGGCGGAAACTCCGCCTAATGCGGCAGCCACCTCGATAATCGCTATTAGAACTGGTCGCTTCTGCGGAAGGAATCCAAGCCTGAAATACTCATCGCGGCTTTTTTGAAGCCGCTCAATCTCAGATTTCAATGCCTCAGTGCTCAGATCCTCGCCAGCCATTCAGAAACTCCGTCCTGTCCACCAGTAAATGATCTGGGCGAGTATTCGAATGTCGCCCTCCCTATCAGCCGGCACCGAGATCTCCCGATACTGGGTGTTGTCCGAGATGATCGTGAGTCCGTCAAGATTGCGCTGGATACGTTTCACGTGAAGCCGCCCGCCCATTTCGAAGTAGTAGATCGCGTCAGAGTCGACAGCATTTACTCCAACGTCGACCAGCAGGGCGTCTCCATTGCGGATGGTTGGGGCCATGCTATCGCCGCGGCCACTGATGAGCTTCAGGTTGGTCGTAGCAGAATAATTCAGGTTCTGGCGAACCCAGTTGGCATCCAGGCCCATATGCTCAACCACCATGTTTACTTCGGGAACCTCCATCCCTGGTCCCATCGATCCTGCAACGTCGAATCGTTCGACCTGCACAATTGGTCGGTAACTGGTGATCTTCTTGGCCAGCGGCTCTGGCAGGCCTTCGACATCGATGATCTCACCCAGCCCCATACCGGGCGTATCCAAAGCATAGCGGCTCAGTCCGAAAGCCACCTCGATCTCGCGCGCGAAGTCCTCCCCAATGGACTTCGCGCCTGTGCGGTCTGGTTCTGCCAGGCAGCGCGACACAAAGTTCTGAGGCTTCCCAAGCTTTTCGGCCAAGCGAGACTGGGCACCACGGGCGCCTACACCGTACTCGCGGTCCATTAGTTTCTGCAGGTTCTGCCTGCGCACCGTACGTAATTCCATTTGCCGATTCTCTACACCCATTACTTCCCGGTAAATGACCGTTAGGTATTGATAAAACAATTACCAAGCGGTAATAATCAGAGCATTAACTAGGAGGTCCTGCTATGCGCACCAAACACACCAAGCTGCTGGACTGGCTTAAGACCGCGACGGACGAAGCGGTAGCAGCCACCGGCACCACCCGCGGCTATCTGCGCCAAATTGCCTACGGCAACAAGGTGTCGTCAGCTGAAATCGCTTCCTCGATCGAGCTCGCCACCGGTGGTTCCGTAACCCGCCAAGAGCTGCGCCCGGATGACTGGTCGCGCATCTGGCCAGAGCTGTCGGCGGCTTGATCATGACCACGACCCAATTAAGCCCTGAACAGGCCACAAGGGCCCGCAAGAACTTGCACTTCATCTTGCAGCGAGTGACTTCGGTCGGTAATGCGCCGATTGCGCATGCAGTCGGTTGCGATGAGGCGACCATCAGCCGCATGCGCCCGGAGAAGTTCGAGCAGTTCGCGCAGATCCTTGCAGTCCTCGACCTGAAAGTCGTGCCCAGCGAGATGCGTTGCTTCAACGAGCGCGACATCGAGATGTTCATTCACGGTTCCAAGCGGTGGATGGAGCACGTCCAAGGCCTGGACCAGCTCGAGGAGGGGTAACCCGTGGACTGGTTCCGGATGTATGGCGAGTTCGCCACAGACCCCAAAGTGCAGATGATGAGCGAGGCCGACCAGCGGCGCTTCATCATGCTGCTTTGCCTGCGTTGCAGTAACGACGGTGTAACGTTACATGAAACGGAAATCGCATTTCAGATGCGCATTACCGATGAGCAGTGGCAGGCCACGAAATCGCTGTTTTTGAGCAAGGGGCTCATCACGGAAGACTGCCAGCCGACTGCGTGGAACAAGCGACAGTTCGTCTCCGACTCAAGCAAAGCAAGGGTTGCAGCGCATCGAGCAAAGAAGAAACAGCAGCGTAACGTTACGGTAACGCCCCCAGATACAGATACAGATACAGATACAGAAGAAACACCACCAGCGTGCGAGGACGATTTCGATTCCCGCGCCCGCTTCGCCATGACTGCCGACTGGCAGCCCAGCTCGAAGACCTTCCAGGCCGTGTTGCTCCAGATGGGTATCACGCAGCAGGCCTTCGACCAGGACCAGTTCCTGGAATTTCGCTCGTTCTGGTGTGCATCGCCCGATGACCACCGCACCCAGGCCAAGTGGGAGCACGCACTGGCCAGCCACCTGAAACGCAATCTTCGCCAGGCGCAAGCCGGGGGGAACACCCATGCAAACTCAAGAACAGGCGCAGGCCCAGCTCAACAACCTGGTCAACAACGTCGTCTCTCTGCCGTCGACAGGGTCGAAGCGAACGTCGCAGCCCAGCGAGCAGCCCGAGGTGAAGGCACTGACACCCCTCAGCCTTGGACTGCTGGAGAAACTCTGGATCACGATGACCCAGACCTACGGCAACAAGTGGACCAGCAGCTTCGGTGAGGTGCCAAAGCCTGACCACGCATGGGCAAAGATCCTCGGCGGCCTCAGCGGCCAGCAGATCGCCAATGGGCTGCATCGCCTGATCGAGTTGGGACAGAACGACCCAGAGATCGCCAAGTGGCCACCGTCGGCGCCTGATTTCAGAGCCATGTGCCTGCACGTGCAAGGCCTGCCCACCGTCGACCAGGCCTGGACCGAGGCCCTGATGGGCAAGTACAGCCATGAAGCGGTGAAGGTCGCAGCGGAAGCCACCGGAACGTTTGACCTGAGATCGGCCAAGCACAGCGACAAGGCCCTGCGTCAGCGCTTCGAGCGCAACTACGCCATCGTTCAGCGTCGCGCCCAGAACGCACAGCCCCTCGACGGCAAGATCGCCCAGGGCATTGAGCATGACAGCGGCTTCAAGGCCCAGCTGGCCAAGTCCCACCAGGAAGCCCGCGACCTGGTAACTGCACAGAACATCCCAACTGACGGCAAGGCGGCACGTGCGCTGCTGCTGGCCAAGCTCGGCATTCGGAGAGAGCGCCATGCATGACGACAACCAACATCCGGCACGCGGAGATTTCGAGGGCCAATTGCTCAAGCTGTACGAGGAAGCTGGCGCCAAAGAGCCAAACCTGCGCTTTGAGGAGGCTGCTTACGTCGATCCGCTGATTCAATCAGCCTGGTGGGGCTTCAAGACCGCCCACGACGAAAAACATGGGCAATGCCTCGCCCTAGCCCGGGACGTATCGATCGCCCGCCGCCAGAAGTCGCAGTACTTCCGTGCGGTGAAGTGGTTCTTGGCCAACACGAACATCAAGCCGGCTGACGTGCCAACGCCCGTGTACCACACGCTGGTGCACGTTGTTAAAACCCTGGCCGAGAAGGCCAAACTTGCTGCGGAGGTGGCCAATGGCTGACCTGAAGCCCGTTCAGTTCATGGTCCCGGGCGAGCCCGTAGGGAAGGGCAGGCCACGTATCGGTCGTGTCGGCGGCCATGCCCGCATGTTCACCCCGCAGAAGACCGCCAGCTACGAAGGCCTCATCGCACTGGCCGGTACCGAAGCCATGGCCGGCCGCACGTTGCTGGAAGGCGCCGTGATGGTCGAGATGCGCATCGTCCTGGCCATCCCTCAATCCATGTCGAAAAAGCGGAAGGCCATGGCCATTGCCGGCGAGTTGTTCCCGACCAAGAAGCCAGACATGGACAACGTCATCAAGGCGATCTACGACGGCCTCAACGGCGTGGTCTGGAAAGACGACGTGCAGGTGGTCGACGCGTTCGTACGCAAGCGCTACGGCGAAGTGCCGGGGGTGCACGTGCGCATTGTGCCGCTGGAGGCCGCAGCTTGACCTGCAACACAACGAACTACGCGGAACTACGCAAGGGGGCAGTATGAGCGCAATTGGAGCATCCCCGACCTGGAAGCCAGTGGTCGGGTTTGAAGAGACCCATGAGGTGTCCAGTGAAGGGCAGGTGCGTAGCCTTGAGCGCGTGTTTGTGGATTCGCTTGGCCGGAGTCGCCCGAAAGCAGCCAGGGAGCTGCGGCCAACCCGCAAGAGCAATGGCTACCTGCATGTCAGCCTGCAGCGCGACAAGCGCCAGAAGACCTTGCACGTGCACCGGATGGTGCTTGAGGCGTTTGTGGGGCCCTGCCCAGAAGGCCATGAGGCGCTGCACCGCGACGGCGACAAGGGCAACAACCAGCTTGGCAACTTGCGTTGGGGCACTCACGTCGAGAACTGCACCGACCGCACCCGGCATGGGACATCAGGCTCAGTGCTGACCCTGTCCAGGGCTCGCGAGATTCTGGCCTTGAAGGGCAGAGCAAGACAGGTGGACATCGCGGCACAGTTCGGCGTCTCTCAGGCCCTGGTGAGCCAGATCCATCGCGGGAAGGTGTGGAATTTCGATGGAGGTGCAGCATGAGGCTTGGGAGCGCTCGCATTGCTTGGCATGACTGCCTGTACACCCCGTGGGATAGCGTCATGCACCACGGCCTTGAAATGGCCCAGCTGGGCAAACGTGGCTACGTGGCGAACGAAACCCGGCCTGAGCGCTGGGAGAACACGGGCAAGTGCGCCCACATGGCGCTGGCAGGGCGGGTGCAGCACGCCATCGCCAGCCTGCCAGAGGACTACCAGCAGTTCGGCCACCACCTGTACGCCCCCGTCATCACCACCGAGGTGTCGAACAACTGGGAGGAAGTGGCACTGGCCAAGTTGGCCGGCCATGTTCACCTGGAACTGAAGCGGCGAGGGGAGAAGCGCACCTGTAGGCCGTACAGCCGCGAGTGGTGGGTTGCCCGGGGCGTCCTGGTCCGGTACCGGCACATGGTTCAGGGCGGCATGGGCGCCAATCCTGATCCGATGGCCGACCCGTGGGTATTCCGCGGCTGGCTGGCCGACAACCACGGGGTTGAGCTGGACAGCCGCAACTGGGCTCGACAGTGGGGCTGGCTGGTGCAGATGATGTTCGATCAGGCCGGGATCATCGATGGCATTTGCCTGCGGCCAGTTGGTCGTGTGCTGAGCGAGGAGCGAGAGGCAGCGTAGGAACTTTGTTCCTGAGGTTATGGCCTGTAATATCGCATCGCCACGACGGCATAACGAAGGAGTGTGATGTGAGCGAAGATAATGCCCAAAGCCAAGAGAAACCCCCAGTGGGCGATTGGCTGCTCAGGACTTGGATTGCGACTGCTGGCAAAGGAAACGGAGGTCTGGGGGTAACCATAACCACAGCAGCAGGATTGATCAGCGGTGTGTTGATCTCAGAGATGGAGTTCCTTGACGGAATCTCAGAAGGTTTGGCAGATGGGTTCAACGGACAAGGTGAAGCGTTCCGGGGTATGTTCGACCAGCTCCGTGAGCTCGATGGGAAAATGCCCATCACCCATATCCACCTGAAGCAAGCCAAGCTGCTCGGCGCCAATGGCCTGGTAGAGATCGGGCTGAATGGTCTGTGGCGTGGCGAGTTGACCGCCGTTATTGGTCACTCGATGGGGCAATTCAGTCTGTCTTGACAGCAATGTGCGGGTTTCGGCATGATTTCCCCACTGTGACAAGCAGCACCCGAAACACTAAAACCCGCCATTGAGCGGGTTTTTTGTTGCCTGCAAACAATCCTCAGACCCCGCCATCGAGCGGGGTTTTGCGTTTCTGGAGGCCCCATGAAAGCCCCAGTCAGGAGCAACCCAATGTCGAAACCCGAAGGCATCGTCGAAGCTTTAGGCGCCTCCGTTGCGAACAAGGGCATGCTGGTCGGCGCAAGTACTGGCGTTCTCGGCTGGCTGTCCCAGGTGAACTGGATCGGTGTGTTTGGCGTTGCTATCGCTGCGCTGGGCTTCCTGGTCAATACCTGGTTCCGCTGGCGCCAAGAGCAGCGCGATATTGCCATCCGCCAGGCCCAGGAACTGCGCGAGGCTGCCGAAAGCGCCGCCCGCATCGCCTACTACCGCGAGCGTTGCGAAGTTGAGCGCCCGTAATCGAATCGCGGTCAGCCTGCTGACCATGAGCCTGGCCGGCTTCGGCGCCTGGAAGGCCAGCGAGGGTTTTACCGACGTGGCCGTCATCCCCACCAAGGGCGACGTTCCAACCATCGGCCACGGTTCCACCAGGTGGGAAGACGGCACGCCCGTGAAAATGGGCGACACCATCACCCGCCAGCGGGCCGAGGTGCTGGCCCGAACTCTCAACAGCCAAGCCGAGAAGCAGTTTGCCGCCAGCCTGCCGGGCGTGAAGCTGCATCAGGAAGAGTTCGATCTGTACATGGACTTCGTCGGTCAGTACGGCATGGGCAGCTGGCGGCCGTCCTCGATGCGCCGCGACCTGCTCGCCGGTAACTACGTTCAGGCCTGCAACGACCTGCTCAAGTACAAGTACGCCGCCGGATACGACTGCTCGACCCCGGGCAACAAGCGCTGCTGGGGCGTCTGGCAGCGCCAACTCGAGCGTCACGCCAAGTGCATGAGCGTGCAATGAGCAGGAAGCAGCCGTACACCCCCTGCAAGCTGTATGTCGATGGCGCCGATGGAATTGCGGTCGGCGACTTCATAACCACCGCCGCCGGATCTGCATACCTGGTGCAGACGCTTCGCTTGAACCGCAAGCGGCCCGAGCGCAAGCACATGGATTGCCTGCGCTGGCCCATGGCCGAGATCCCTGCTGACGCACGCTGCTACCAGCTGACCTGGTACGCACGATGAAATCCAACATCACCCAGAGGCACTGCAAATGACCAAGCATTACATCGGCACCAAGATCGTCATGGCTTTGGCGATGACCCGCCTGGCGTACAACGAATACCGCGGCTGGGATCTGCCTGCGGACGAGAACGGTGCCGACGAAGGTTATCTGGTCGAGTACACCGATGGCGGTGCGCCAAATCACCCGAGCCATGCCGGTTACATCAGCTGGTCACCAAAGGCGCAGTTCGATGCGGGCTATGTTGCGATTGGTGAGGTCGGCCACCTGCCACCACACCAGCAGCGTGTTGTCGCCGAGTTGGAGCAGCTGTCCGATCGCATCACCAAGCTGGAAGCGTTTCTGGCCACGCCTCTGTACGCCAGTCTTCCCGATGATGAGCAACAGCTGCTCAAGATGCAGGCCGATGCGATGGTGCTCTACATGGGCATCCTCAACACGCGCGCCGCCAAGTTCTCCTGACGGGCTCGCCCATGACCAACTACCTGGTAGCCGGCCTGCTGGCCTGCGGCGTGGTCATCTACGCCGGCTGGCAGAAGATCGAGGCCCAGGCTGTTGCGCTGGACCAGGCCACCAAGCAGGTGCAGACCCTTGAGGCCGCGGCCGAGTCCCGCCGCAACACCATCAAGCTGCTGGCCGACCTCGACACCCAACACACCCAGGAGCGCGAAAGTGCGAACCAGACCAATGCCAGCCTTCGTGCTGATGTCGCTGCTGGCAAGCGCCGGCTGTCAGTCCTCACCGCCAACAGCGGCCCCGCAGGATCTGCCGCCTCCGCCGGCCTGGGTGATGCAAAAACGCGAGCCGAACTTGACGCAGCGGCTGCTGAACGAATTGTCGCCATCGCCAACGACGGTGACGACGCCATCCGCCAACTGAACGCCCTGCAGGACTATGTCCGCACGGCTTGTCCCGGAGTAGTGCAATGAGCCAGTACCAAGTTAAAGACCCTGATGGCGTGGTGCACCGCATCGAAGCCGTCACCCACGTTCTCGACTCCAACGGGCTGACCCTGTACGCGTCGGCTGGTGTCGTCGTGGCGATCTTCCCCAAGTTCTCATGGATGCGTCAGCAGCAAGCAGTGGTCGAGGAATCCACCACCGGAGCTGATGCCGGCGAAACCATCACCAGCGGCGAGGTTGTAGCCCCGGCCGCCACCGGCGAGTAATCCTCATGGCCATGACTGTTAAGCGGCATCGGTTCGTGGCCGAGTACCTGAAAGACCTCAACGCTACCCAGGCGGCGATCCGGGCCGGGTACGCGAAGAAGGGGGCCAAGGACCAGGCCTACCAGCTCATGCAACTGCCGGAGGTTGCCCAGGCCATTGAGGCCGCCATGAGCGACCGCAGCAAGCGCCTGACGGTCGATGCCGACTACGTGCTGCAACGGCTCGTAGAGATCGACCAGCTCGACCTGCTGGACATTCTGGAGGACGACCTGTCGCTGAAGCCGCTCAAGCAGTGGCCCAAGGCATGGCGCCAGTACCTGGTGGGCTTCGACCTTGCCGAGATGTTCGAAGGCCAGGGCAAGGACCGGGACATGGTCGGCATCCTCAAGAAGATCAAATGGCCCGACAAGGTCCGCAACCTTGAGCTGCTGGGCAAACACGTCAACGTGAATGCCTTCAAGGAGCAGGTCGAAGTGAACGTTACCGGCCTGGCCGACCGGATGGCCAAGGCAAAGGCGCGCGTCCGTGAACGCTCAGGCAGAGATTGACTACGAGCAGCAGCTCGTTGAAGACATCCTGAGCTTCGCCGATGACCCGCTGGGCTACGTGCTGTACGCGTTCCCCTGGGGCGAGGAAGGCACGGAGCTGGCCAACAAGTCCGGGCCTCGGGAGTGGCAGTGCCAGGTGCTGGACTCCATCGGCCAGCAGGTCAGGGCAGGCGCCAAGGACCTGGGCGAAGTCATCCGCGAGGCTGTGGCCAGCGGCCACGGTATCGGCAAGTCTGCGCTGGTGTCGTGGATCATCAAGTGGGCGCTGGATACGGCGGTCGATACTCGCGGCGTGGTCACGGCCAACACCGAGAGCCAGTTGCGGACCAAGACCTGGCCCGAAGTGGCCAAGTGGAACCGGCTGTCGATCACAGCCCACTGGTTCAAGCTGACCGGTACCGCCCTGATCAGCACCGATCCTGGACACGAAAAGAACTGGCGCATCGATGCTGTGCCATGGTCGGACACCAACACCGAGGCGTTTGCCGGCCTGCACAACGAAGGCAAGCGCATTCTTCTGATCTTCGACGAGGCCTCGGCCATCGCCGATCTGGTGTGGGAAGTGGCAGAGGGCGCGCTGACGGACGCCGACACCGAAATCATCTGGGCTGCCTTCGGCAACCCAACCCGTAACAGCGGCCGCTTCCGCGAGTGCTTCACCAAGTTCAAGCACCGCTGGCGGCACCGACAAGTCGACAGCCGTACCGTCGACGGCACCAACAAGACGCAAATCGCCAAGTGGATCGCCGACTACGGCGAGGACAGCGACTTCGTCCGTATCCGCGTACGCGGCATGTTCCCGAGGGCTTCCGACTTGCAGCTGATCCCAACCGACTGGGTGGCCGAGGCCATGCGGCGCGAAGGCGTATACGGCATGGACGATGCCCTGATCTGTGGCATCGACATCGCCCGCGGCGGCATGGACAACAACGTGATCCGCTTCCGGCGGGGCATGGACGCCAAGAGCATCAAGCCCATCAAGATCCCGGGCAGCGAGACGCGGGACACCACCAAGTTCATCGCGCGTGTGTGCACCGAGGTGGTGGAGCGCAAGCCCGACGCCGTGTTTGTGGACTCCACCGGTGTTGGCGGCCCCGTGGCCGATCAGCTCCGCCGCCTGCTGCCGGGCGTGATGATCATCGATGTGAATTTCGCTAGCCAGGCGCCGGATCGGCACTACGCCAACATGCGGACCTGGATCTGGTGGCGCATGCGAGAAGCCATCAAGTCCGGCTTGGCGATCGAGAACGATACCGAGCTGGAAACCGAACTCACCAGCCCGGAGTACGACCACAACGCCTCGGACCAGATCGCGCTGGAGAAGAAGAAGGACATCAAGAAGCGGCTGGGCATCAGCCCGGACGACGGCGATGCCCTGGCCCTGACCTTCACGATGCCGGTGATGAAGGCCCAATACCAAGGCAATGGCGGCGTCAACGGCAGCCATCAATCCGATTACGACCCATTTAACTGAGGACTTCACCCATGGGCGGAGCAATCAAACAGGCGGCCAACGTTGCAACGCTCGGGCTGAGCGATGCAGTGCTCGGCGACAGCTTCGACACACCGAAGACCAACACCACCACTGCCGATGAGGTGAAGAACAACGACGTGTCAACCGCCGACGCCGAGGGCAACGCCGCTGATAAGCGCCGCCGGGCCAAGGCTGCCGGCATCAGTTCCACCATCCTGGGCGGGGCCAGCGCTGCTGCGGCGCCGACCGCCACCAAGACCTTGCTGGGGCAATAACCATGGCCACCGACAGCCCACGCAAGCTGGCCGAGAAGCGGCTGTCAGCGCTGAAGAACGAGCGTTCGTCCTGGGACACCAACGCCAAGGAGATCTCCGACTTCATCCTTCCCATGCGCTCCCGGGTGATGTGCGACGACACCAACCGCGGTGACCGTCGCAACAACAAGATCATCAACAACCGGGCCACCATGGCCAGCCGCACGATGGCAGCGGGGATGATGAGCGGCATCACCTCGCCGGCCCGCCCATGGTTCAACCTTGCCCCCGTGGCCCGGTCCATCATGGAGTTCGGCCCGGTCAAGTCATGGTTCTACGAATGCACCCAGCGCATGCGGGACGTGTTCCTGCGCTCGAACCTGTATCAGGTACTGCCGACCTGCTACCAGGAGATGGGCACCTTCGGCACAGGCTGTATGTGGGTGGATGAGCATCCAGAGACGGTAATCCGCTGCGAAGCCTTCACCTGGGGTGAGTACTTCATTTCGAACGGCGCAGACGGCAAGGCATCTGCCATTTACCGCGAATTCAAGTGGACCGTGAACCAGCTGGTGGAGAAGTTCGGCCTTGAAGCGCTGAGCCCGGCATCGAAGGCCTTGTACGAGAACAACAACGGCGACCAGTTCATCAGCTGCGCCCAGCGCGTAGAGCTGAACATGAACGCCAACCCGGACCTGGCCGGCAGCCGCAACCTGCCGTACAGCTCACTGGTCTGGGAGGCAGGCGCTCCGGGCGACATGGTGCTGGAGGATCGCGGCTACCACGAATTCCCGGTCATGGCCGTGCGCTGGGAGGCGATGCCAGGCGACGCCTACGGTACCGGCCCTGGTCGCGTCTGCCTTGGCGACGTGAAGGCCCTGCAGCTGTACGAGCGCCAGGCGGCCCGCATGACCGAGACAGGGGCCAACCCTCCGCTTCAGGCGCCGGCAGAGCTGCGCGGCCAGCCCAGCAGCACTATTCCCGGCGGTGTGACCTACGTCCCTATGGTTGGCGGCCAGAACCAGATGGCGCCGATCTACCAGCCCAATGCGGCCTGGCTGTCGCCGATCCAGGCGAAGATCCAGGAGCACGAGGGCCGGATCAACGAAGCGTTCTTCGTCGACCTGTTCCTGATGGTCAGCCAGCTCGACACCGTGCGCACCGCCACCGAGATCGCGGCCCGCAAGGAAGAGAAGATGCTGATGCTGGGCCCGGTGCTCGAGCGCATCAACGACGAGCTGCTTGATCCTTTGATCGACCGAACCTTCAACATCATGCTTCGCCAGTCGATCCCGATCTGGTCGGGCATCATCGATGGCGACCCGCTGCTGCCGCCGCCGCCCCAGGAGCTGATCGAAGCCAACAGCGAGATTCAGGCCGAGTACGTGTCGATCCTAGCTCAGGCGCAGAAGTCCCAGAACGTGCTGGGTCTGGAGCGCTTCGCTACCCTGGCCGGCAACCTGTCTGGCGCCTTCCCCGAGGTACTGGACAAGGTCAACTCGGACCAGCTCATCGAGGAATACGCCGACGCCATCGGCGTGGTGCCAACTGTTGTCCGCGGTGCCGACGAGGTCGCGGCTATCCGCGAGCAGCGCGCCCAGCAACAACAGGCCGCTCAAGCCCAGCAGGCAATGGGCGCCGCTATCCAAGGGGCCAAGCTCTTGTCCGAAACCGAAGTCACCCCGGACAACGTCCTGGGCCAGATGCTGGGGGCCTAAATGTTCGAAGACGCCGAGATCCTGCAGCAGCGGGAGGACGAGCAGCGCCTGAAGGATTTCCAGAACGCGCAGGACTTCAAGTGGCTGATGGCCGATTCGCGCGGCCGCCGCATGGTTTGGCGGCAGCTTGAGGAAGCGCGCCTGTTTCACCAGATCTACGACCCGCACCCACAGAACCTGGCTTTCAACGAAGGAAAGCGTCAGCACGGCCTGTGGCTGCTGGAGCGCATCAACACCCTGTGCCCGCACCTGTACCAGGTGATGGTCGCTGAAAACACCACTCAATCCGCAGAGGAATGACCCGTGAGCAATATGAGCTTTGGCGACGCAATCGCCGCCCTGAAACAAGGCCAACGGGTTTCCCGTGCTGGCTGGAATGGTAAAGGCATGTGGCTGGTATTGGTGCCAGGGACCCCAGCAGCGCAGCTGCGCGAAGGTACGCCGTATCACACCGCGCTAGGCCTGGATCAATGCGAGGTCCTCCCGCACATCGACATGTGGACCATCAATGCCGAAGGGCGCCGCGCCATGCTCCCAGGCTGGCTGGCTTCCCAGTCCGACATGCTGGCTGATGACTGGACCATCGTTGAAGGGGGTGAAGCATGAACCTCTTCATCCACGGCCGACTAGGCCACTTCCTCATGAACGAAGCCGGCGCTGATGGCAGCCAGGGTGGTGGTGCAGCTGCTGCTCCGGCCACTGGCGAACCGCAAAGCAACATCCTCGGCGGCGATCAGGGTGCCCAAGGCCAGCAGCAACAGCAGACCGGCGATGCCAACCAGCAAACCCAGGAAGGTCAGCAGCAAAGCCAGAAGCAAGAAGGCGAGGGCGAGCAGGCGCAGAAGCCAGTTGTGCCCGAGGCCTACGCCTTCAAGGACCTGCCCGAAGGCTACGCGATGACCGACGAGCAGTTGGCCGAAGTAAGCCCGCTGTTCAAGGAGCTGGGCCTGACCCAGGAGCAGGCCGACAAGCTGGTTGCCTTCGACGCCAAGCGCGCCATGGCTGCCGAGGAAGCCGGCCTTCAGCAGCGTCAGGCCCTGGTCACCGGGTGGGAGAAGTCCCTGCGCGAGGACGCTGCCTTCGGTGGCGCCAACTTCGACGCCAATGTCGGCGTTGCCCAGAAAGCCTTGGCCCAGTTCGGTACCCCCGAGCTGAGCACCATGCTCAAGGAGTCCGGCTTGGGCTCCCATCCAGAAGTTGTTCGGCTCTTCCACCGGATCGGCCAGCAGTTGGCCGAGGGCCAGCTGCATAGCGGTTCCGGCAACAACACCCGCAAATCCGACGCCGAAGTTTTCTACGGCAAACCCTAAGGAGTGAACCATGGCCGTTATCGCCAACACTGCGCTGACGCTGACCGACTGGGCCAAGCGCCAGGATCCGGACAGCAAGCCGGCGCGCATCATCGAGATGCTCAGCCAAACCAACGAAATTCTCACCGACATGCTGTGGCTTGAGGGCAACCTGGCGACCGGCCACCGCACCACCATGCGTACCGGCCTGCCATCTGGTACCTGGCGTGCACTGAACGCCGGTATCGCCCGCGGCAAGTCCACCACTGTGCAGGTTGATGAAACCTGTGCGCTGCTGGAAAACCTCGGCGTCGTCGACGAGAAGCTGGCAAACCTCAACGGCAACACCGCTGCATTCCGCCTGTCCGAGAACGCTGCCTTCATCGAAGGCATGAACCAGGACATGGCCAGCGCCTTGTTCTACTCCAACAGTGCGCTGGAGCCTGCAAAGCCACTTGGTCTGGCGCCGCGCTACAGCGACAGCACCGCGAAGAACGGGCAAAACATCATCAAGATGGGTGGCTCGGGCTCCGACAACACCTCGGTGTGGCTGGTGGTTTGGGGCGACCAGACCGTGCACGGGATCTTCCCGAAGGGATCGAAGGCTGGCCTCGACCACAACGACATGGGCGTAGAGCTCGTCGACGATGGCACCGGCAAGTTCTTCCGCGCCTACCGCGACCACTACAAGTGGGAAACCGGCGCTGCCCTGCGCGACTGGCGCTACGCCGTCCGCATTTGCAACATCGACATCAGCGATTTGGTAGCCGACACCAACGGCAGCACCGTGAAGCTGATCGAGGCGATGGTGCGTGCGGTGCACCGCATCCCTAACCTGCGCATGGGTCGCTCGGCGTTCTACATGAACCGCACCATTGCCGAATGCCTCGACATCCAGGCGATGAACAAAAACAACGTGCGGCTCAAGATCCAGGAGTACGACGGCGAGTGGATCACTAGCCTGCGTGGCGTTCCGTTCCGTACCTGTGACGCGCTGCTCAACACCGAGGCGCCGGTCGTCTGACCGGCACTTCCCAGCCAAACCCATTCTCCGGAGAAATCCCATGATCACCGACAAGCTGAATCTGTTCAGCGGGTTGACTGGCCAGGCAGTCACCGCGACGGCGGCATCGACCGACGTTCTCGACCTGGGCCCACTGACCCACGGCAATACCCGCCGCGACATTGGTGCCGGCGAGCCCCTGTACCTGGTAATCGCTGTGCTGGTTGCTGCCGCTGCTGCTGGCGCTGCCACCGTCAACTTCCAGCTCCAGACCAGTGACGACAATGCCACCTGGGTCACGCTGTATGACTCAGGTGCTACTGCGTTGGCCGACATGGCCGCCGGCAAGCGCCCGGTTGCTGTTGCGGTCCCGCGCGGCGTTCGCCGCTACCTACGCGTCAACTACACCGTTGGCACCGGCCCACTCACCGCTGGCACGTTCTGGGCTGGCCTGGTCAAAGACGTCCAGGACACCGCGACCTACGCCAGTGGCTTCGCGATTGCGTAAGGAGCAGCCATGTTAGTTATCGCACTCGAACGCGGCTTTTACGGCGGCAAGATTCAGGAGCCGCCGGAAGCCGGTGGTGAGCCGTTCCACATCCTCAATGAGAACCACCTTGGCAAATGGATGCAGCCACAGGGCTGGAAGCCATCCGGTAAAGCCCAGGCATCAACCACCACCAGCACCGGCAGTCAGGCCAAGCAACCCTTGGGCTACGCCGCCAAGTTCAACGGTGGAACCCGCTGGCGCGTCATCGACGCCAAAGGCGAGTGGTTCAGTGACTTCATCGGCGCCAGCAAGGAAGAGGCACAGGCCGAGGCGGACCGCCTGAATGCCGGCGGCGAGCCTTACGTTAAGCCTGAGGACACCACCTCAACCACCACCACCACCAGCACCGGCAGTCAGGACGGCGGTGCTGGTGGTGGCAATGATGGCAACGCCGATGACGATGACGACGAAGGCCCGGACGCCTGAGTCAGTCACCCACCAAGGGCCCTTCGGGGCCCTTTTTCATGGAGCCAGCATCACATGTCCTCAGTGATCGACATCTGCAACATGGCGATCTTTCGCATCGGCAACGGCACCCGCATCGATGACCTAGAAGAGAACAGCCAGCCGGCCAGGATCTGCAAGCAGTTCTACGAGAGCAGCCGTGACTTTGTGCTGCGAGCCGACTGCGACTGGGGCTTCGCCACTGCCTTTGCCCAGCTCGCTGAGGTGGCCGACAACCCGAACCCAGATTTCCAATACGCCTACGCCGTGCCGAACGATTGCATGCGCGTGCGCCGGATCATTAACCCTGGATGGCCACAGGGCGCCATCCCGGCGGGCTATGAGTGCTACCTGCCAGAGCTGCCGCGCATCCCGTTCCGCGTGGTAAATGGGTCGAGCCAGCGCCTGATCAGCACCAGCGTGAGCCCGGCCACCCTGGAGTACACCCTAAAGGTCACGTCACCCGAACTGTTCGACCCGATCTTCGTGTCGGCCTTGGCCTGGTACCTGGCCGGTGAGATCGCCGGGCCACTGGCCAAGGACGCCGGCATAGCCAGCGCCTGCTACGCCCAATACAAGGCCACCGTGCTTGAGGCTGCTGCCACTGCGCTCAACGAGGGCACCACCCAGTACCAGCGCGAATCCACCTTCATCACGGGGCGTGGGGCATGACTGAAGTTATCCAGCCGTCATTCAGCGCCGGCGAGGTATCGCCAGCCACCTATGCCCGGGTTGACCTGGGCCGGTACTACACCGCGCTCAAGACCTGCCGCAACTACCAGGTGCTGCCCGAGGGCGGGGCACAGAACCGCTCCGGTACCCGCTTCATCGTCGAGACGAAGAACAGCTCGGCCAAGTCCAGGCTGATCCCCTTCCAGTATTCGACCGAGCAGACCTACATCCTTGAGTTCGGCAACCTGTATATCCGCTTCGTCAGCATGGGCGGCCAGGTCGTAAGTGGCGGGTTAGCCTACGAAATTGCTTCGCCGTATACCGCGGCGCAGCTCTCTACCCTAAAGTTCACGCAGTCGGCGGATGTATTGACCATCGTTCATCCAGACCATCCGCCCCGCGAGCTTTCGCGCCTTGGGCCGACGAACTGGATCTTAACTGCCATTGTGTTCGAGCCCGGCATCGCGGCGCCGACCGGGTTGTCGGCAACTGCACGCACGGGTGGCTCGGGCGATACCACCGAGTACCAGTACAAGGTCACTGCCGTCAGCAGCATTTCCGATGGCTCGGTCGAGTCGAACGCCAGCAACACTGCCACGGTGAACAGCTTCGACAACAAGCCAGGGGCAAGCCTGAGCTGGACCGCGTCGGCCGGTGCCGACCACTACAACATCTACAAGAACAAATCCTCTGGCGTGTTCGGTTTTATCGGCCAGGCCACAGGTACGACATTCACCGACATCAACATCACACCGGAAACCGACAACACAGTGCCAATCGCGTACAACCCGTTCGCCGATGGCAATAACCCTTCAGTGGTGGGCTACTACCAGCAGCGCATGGTGTTCGCGGCCAGCAAAGCCAACCCGCAGACGGTCTGGATGTCGCGCACTGGCGACTTCCACAACTTCGGCTACTCCGACCCGAACAAGGATGACGACGGTATCGAGTTCGTCATCGCCAGCCGACAGGTCAACCAGATCCGTCACTTGGTGTCGCTGCGCGAGCTGCTGGCGATGACCTCCGGCGCCGAGATCGCCATAACCGGGTCAACTGATTCTGGCGTCACCGCCGCCAACGTCTCTGCGATCGAGCAGAGCTATTTCGGTGCCAGTGATGTGCCACCAGCTATCTACGCCAACACGGCGCTGTACATCCAGGCCCGGGGCGGGAAGCTGTCCACGCTGGCCTACAACTACGTCTCGGACGGCTTCCAACCCCAAGACGTCAGCGTGCTGTCGTCGCACCTCCTGCGCGGCTTCACCATCCAAGACATGGCTTTCACCCTGCAGCCGAACGGCATCCTGTGGATGGCCCGCAACGACGGCATGCTGCTGGGCTTCACCTTCCTGCCAGACCAGCAGGTCTACGCCTGGCACTGGCACGATACCGACGGCCAGGTCGAGTCTGTGGCTTCGGTACCGGAGAACGACGAAGACGCGCTGTACCTGATCGTCAAGCGCACCATCAACGGCGCAACCAAGCGCTACATCGAGCGCATGGCAACCAGGCAGCTGACCAAGTTCGGCAGCGGTGATTACTGGTTCGACCGGGCTTTCTTCGTAGACTGTGGCCTGACCTACGATGGCAGGCGTACCGGTAGCGCCGTGCTCAGCGGCGGCACTGACTGGATGTACCCGAACCTGCTGACGCTTGCCGTGGGCACAGCCACCTTCAATGCCGGCATGGTCGGGCGCAGCGTCATCCTGTACGGCGGTGGTGATGAGTACTCGATCGGTGAAGTGCTGACGGTGAAGATCACCGCCTACACATCGCCAACTGTCGTCACCGTTGAGCCGCAGACCCTGGTGCCGGATTCCCTGCGCGGTGTATCGGCAACCCGCTGGGGCATTGCAGCCTCTACGGTGAGTGGCCTGGGCCACCTGGAAGGCAAGACCGTTAGCATCCTGGGCGATGGAAACGTGGTGCCGCAGCAGGTCGTCACCGGCGGCGCCATTACCTTGGATAGCCCGACCCTGGTGGCGCACATCGGCCTGCCGATCACTGCCGATTTCGAAACCCTGGACATCACCCTACAGAACAACCAGGCGTTCTTGGGCAGCAAGAAGCGCATCAACCAGGTGGTGGTGATCTGCCAGGAAAGCCGCGGCATCTTCGCCGGCCCGGACGCCGACCACTTAGACGAGTTCAAGCAGCGGGCCGACGAGGACTATGGCGAGCCGATCGAACTGCTGACCGGCCGCGCCGAGATGGAGATCCAGTGCCAGTGGGACAACTACGGGCGCCTGTTCATCCGCCAATCAGACCCGTTGCCGCTCACCATTCTGGGGGTAATGCCCAATGTCCAGTCGGGTGGCTGATATGCTGCCGGCGGATGACCGGCTGATCGGGATGACGGTGGCCAATGCGCGCATGGCTGACCGGCTGGAGTTTGAAGCCATCCGTGGCCTGACCGTAGAGCAGGAGCTGCGCTATTCGGTGGAAAGGAGCGTCAGGCCCCTGGCCTACGTGGTGAATGGTCGGGTGGTCGCCATGTTCGGCGACATCAAGCTCGATGAGCAGACCGGCGTCCCGTGGCTCATAAGCACGACCGAGATCGACAAACACCACCGATCATTCCTGATCGAGTGCGACCGCGAGGTCGCCGCCATGCGCCAGCGTTACCAGGTGCTGATCAATTACACCGATGCCCGCTATGTGAAGGCCCTTCGCTGGCTGCGCTGGCTCGGGTTCCACATGCATGACGCCGTGCCCTACGGGATCAACGGTGAACTGTTCCATCCAATGACATTGAGGGGGCTGTAATGGGCGCAGCAGCAGGGGCTGGCGCAGCAGCGGGCGGCGGCCTGCTCAATGCGTATTCCCAGATTCAGCAGGGGAAAGAAGGGGTGAAAGCCGCCAAGCGCCAGCAGCGCTACCTGAATGACCAGGCGCGCGACACCATAAACCAGGGCGACTTCGCTGCCGACATGGCGAACGAGCAGGGCCGGCAGACGGCGGCCAGCCAGCGCACCGGCTTTGCGGCAAATGGCGTTGTGGTAGGCCAAGGGTCAGCCGGCCGGATCGAGCAAGGCACCATCGACCTTGCCCGGCAGGACGCCGATCAACTGCGCCGCAACGCCTTCAACCAAGCGATGGGCTTGGTCGATCAGGGTAACGAGGGCATCAAGCAGGCCAAGGCCGAGTTCCGTACCCGCCGGCTCAATGCTTTCAGTTCGCTGCTCACTGGCGGCGGCCAGGCCTACAACATGTACAGCGGGGGTTGAGCATGGCCGCACGAATTCCGCAGTACCAGCGCCGCGTGGCGCCAGAGGTAGTCGCCGCACCCAGGGTAGCCCAGGCATCCGTCGATGCCTCAGGCTTGGCCCGTGGCCTGTCCAGCCTTGCCGGTGATTTGAACGCTGTGCACCAGCGTGAAGTACAGGAGGCCAACCAGACCGCCTTGCTCAACGCTGACAACCAGATGGGTACTTGGCAGAACAATGCCTTGTTCAACCCGGAGAACGGCGCCTTTACCAGGAAGGGTGCGGCGGCACTGAACATTAGCCAGACCGTCCTGGCCGACTTCGACAAGCAACAGCAGGCCATTTACGACACGCTGGCCAACGAGCAGCAACGCCAGATGTTCCGCCAGTCGTCTCTGCAGCGTCGGTCGAGCCTTGAAGCAAAGCTTGGAAGCTACGAGTTTGGCGAGCAGCAGCAGTACAAGGACGACGTGGACAAGTCCTCCATTCAACTGGCCATGGACAGCGCGGCGTTGAACTACAACGATCCCGATGCCGTGGCCCAGAACCGGGCAAAGATGGATGCGGTCCTGCAACTGCGTGGCGCTCGCAACGGCTGGTCTCCGGAGGAAATGCAGGCCCAGCGCCAGCGGATGAACAGCAGCCTGTCCCAAACGGTAATTCAGCGGACGCTGGTTGATTCCCCGCAGAAGGCCCGCGGACTGTACGAGCAGTTCAAGGATGGCATGACCGCCGAGGACCAGATTCGTGCTACCAACGGTATCGATCAGGGCTTCCGCCGCATTGAGGCCGAAGCACGTCAACGCCAGGTCGAGGCCAGGCAGTTGCAGGCCATTGCGCGGGTCGAGCTGCAATCCCGCGTGCAGGATGCCCAAGCGGCGTACTTGCAGGGCTTTGAGTTCGACAACCCACCATCCCGTGCGGACTTCAACGCTGCTTATGGCGAGAAGGGTGGCCAGGCCTATGAGTCGTTCGCCAAGGTACAGGCTGTGGCCCCGGCAATCCGTGAGTTCGCCACAGCAACACCACAAGAGCGCCGGCAGATCCTGGCCAAGTTCCAGCCCGGCCAAGGCGGCAGCGCTGGCGCTGGCTTTGCCGAGGATGACCAACTGTATCGACGCCTGGCAACTGTCGCGACAGGGCTGATAAAGCAGCAGCAGGATGACCCGGCCGCTTATGTTGCGCGCTACAGTCCGGCCGTGCAGGAGTCGTTCAATGCAGCACAACAGGCTGGCACGCCTGAGGCCTACCAGGCCTATGCCGATGCAACCATCGCTGAGCAGCGCCGCCTGGGGATTCAGTCGCCGAAGCTGCTTTCGGAAGCCGCAGCCAACCAGATCGCCGCAGGATTCAACAGTCAGGTAGCCGGCGGCGAGAATGCCGCCACGCTGATCGAGCAGCAGCAGGCGCAGTGGGGTTCCAACTTCCCGCTCATTGCCCAGCAGTTGGGCAAGAAGCTGCCGCCAGAGGCGCAGGTCATCGCAACCGGGTTGCCGAAGGATGTGGCCGAACGCATGGCCTCAGTGGCCAACGTCACCGAAGCGGACCTGAAAAAGGGCTTGGACAAAGGTATCGCGACGAATGTGGCGACAGCCGTGCAAAGCGCCATGAACCCGTTCGCTCAATCTCTCCAAGGCCAGGCTGGCGGCATCAACACCTTCAATACCATGTACGAGGCGGCCAACAAGGCGGCGCTGTCCTATGTCCGCCAGGGCATGACGCCAGAGAAAGCCGCCGAGCGCGTGGTGAACGGCATGGTGAACGACAAGTACGACTTCTTCGACACCTACCGCGTGCCCAAGAGCCTGGACACTGCAGCAGTGAAGCGCGGCGCGGACCAGGCCCTGGCCAACATCAGTGCCGATGATCTCGCCCTTCTGCCTGGGCTGCGCGGCGTGCCGGATGATGTGAACCTTGAGCAGCTGCGCGAGGCAGTGATCGACGGCGGTCAATGGGTGCCGAACAATGACGAGAGCGGCCTGAGCCTGACCCTCAACGGATACCGGCTGCTTGGCAAGGATGGGAACCCGATCACCAGGACCTGGGATGAACTGACGGCCGAGGGCCTGAAACGCCAGGAAAGCAACGCTTCACGGATTGGCCGGGTGCGCGGCCTGGGGATCGGCAATTGACTATCTATGCAGGCGACGCTCCGGCGCTGGATCGGCGCACGCTGCTGGACGTTCCCGCCAACAGCGGCGACGTGTTCGGTGCTGCGTTCGACGAAGCGTTCTCCACCAACCCGAGTACATCGGCATTCCGCCTGGAAGAGCTGAACCAGCAGGAAGTTGGGCGTGCAGTGGTCGCCGGGCCTGAGTCGTACTTAGCGCCCAATGCTGGCCGCCTTGAGCCTGAAACCCCTCTTATCGGCGCCGATCAGGCGCGTGATCAAGTTGCAGGCGCAGGCCTCGACATCAAGATTCCTGAGCAGGGTATTCGACAAGGCGCGCTGGACATCCTGATGCAGCGCCACCAGGAGCAACTGGCTCGACAGCAAGTCATGGCCCGCGCCAATGGCGGCTCACTGCCCACTAAGATCGCCGGCAGCCTGGCCGCTTCGCTGCTTGATCCGCTCAACATCGCTTCGGCCTTTGTGCCGGTGGTAGGCGAAGCGCGCTATGCCAGGCTGTTGGCCGGCGCAGCTTCGCCGCTTGGTCGTGCAGGCGTGCGTGGAGGTGTTGGCGCGCTGGAGGGTTCGGTCGGGGCTGCGATCCTTGAGCCGCTGCCGTTGATGGCGGCCCAGCAGGACCAGACCGAATACGGGCTGTCCGATTCGTTGGCCAACATCGCCTTGGGCGGCGCGCTGGGTGGTGGCCTGCACTCGGTTGGCGGTGCTGTCAGTGATGCGCTGCGCCGACGGCTGGCCACAGAAGCAGCGCCGGTTGAGACATCGCTGAACGCAGGCGCAGCTGCACGCCCTGTAGAGGCTGGTCGCAGCGTTGACCTCGGGAGGATGTTCGATGAAGACCCTGACCTCGCACTGCGCGCCGGGCTTTCCCGGCAATTGGAGGCTGACCAAGCCTCGCTGTATCGATCAGCAGAGCAGCAGGCGCTGGACGAGATCCGCCCGTCGCTGACCGGCGAGCGAATCGGCAATGTGGCTGACCTCAAGGCCGAGCGCGTAGGGCTGGTGGCGCAAGACATGGCGCTCGATGCTACCTACCGTGATCGCGCCAAGGCGTTCCAGGGCCAGCGCCTGAGCCGGAAACAGGCGGAACGGGCCGCCCGTGATGCCATCGCAACAGAGCGCCAGCAGATTCGCACCCGCACCAGCGAGATCGACACGCTGCTGGAGCGCAACCGTGCCGGCGAGCTGGACCGCCGCGACCTTGGTCTGATTGAGCGCGGCCAGGTGCCCGAGCGCTTGCAGCCCCAGATTCAGGCAAGGGCCCGGCAGATCATGCAGGGTTACCAGCAACGCCCGCTTGGCGCCGCCATTCGCACTGCTCGGGAAACCGCAGAGGGCGCTGACTGGACCATCCGTGACAATGCCCTGCGCACCGCTGTGGCCCAGGCCATGACCGGCCGCGAAATCGATGTGGCCAAGCTGTTCGAACTGGATGAGCCAGCGAAGGCGGCAAGTGCACTGGAATACCTCAAGCGCCCCCAAACCCGCCGAGTCGATCCAGAGGGCAGCGCAGAAAGCGCCAGGGTGGATGGGCAGCTGCAGCCACGTGGTGGTGATGAGTTGGAGGAAGCCCGGGCAGCGCTGGCCGAGGATGAGGCGCTGGCGCGAGAGATGCTGGCGCAATTGCCAGAGGACCAGCGCGCCCAAGTCGAGGCCATGGGCCGCGATGAAATGGCCGCTGCCGAAGCTGAGGCCGCAAAGGCCCAACAATATGCCAAGGCCTACCGAGCCGCGGCCATCTGTGAACTGGGGAGAGGTTGATGGCACTACCATCGGGTATCAGCCCATGCGCCGATGCGGTGCGCGCCGCCGCCGGCGACATGGAGTCGAGCGAGATTCAGGAAATTTTCCAGCTGCTGCGCGGGCGCACCCATGAGATCCTGGCGCGTGAGGGCGCATTGGGCAGCGAGCAAGCCGCACTGCGTGCCGCGGATGAGTTGGCCAAGCAGGCAGAGCACGCCGCCATCATCGAAAAGCGCAATGCACTGATCAACGTGCGCGCCCGTGCCAGGCTTGTGGCCTTCGTCCGAGATCAGTTCGCCGACCGCCCAGACCTTGGAATCGAGTCGTTTCTGGTCGGCACCAACGTTGCGCGCCAAGGCTCCCGGCTGTCGGTCGCCGCCGAGCAGAAGGCTCTGGGTGATGCCTATATTGGAGGCATGCTGGCCGACTTGGACCGTGCCGACTTGACCGCCGTGCTTGCCCGGGGTGACTCCGACCAGGATATAGCTGACGCGCTTTGGCGCATCGGCAAGGACCAGGACACCAAAGACCTGAACCCACAGGTGGTGGAAATCGCCAAGATCATCCAGAAGTATCAGGAGGGCGCCCGCATCGATGCCAACCGCGCTGGAGCCAGCATCGGGAAGCTCCCCGGCTACATCGCACGCCAGAGCCATGACAGCGAGAAGATGGGCGCCGCGGGTTTCGAGCGGTGGGCAGAAGAGATCCTGCCACGCCTGAACCCGGCAACGTTCCGCGAAGGCGGTGATCCCATGGTATTCCTCAAGGGGGTCTACGATGGCCTCGTGGCCGGCGACCATCTAAAGTCAACACCCGGCCAGCGGCCTAACGGCTTCCGTGGCCCGGCCAACCTGGCCAAGAAGCTTAGCCAAGAGCGCGTGCTGCACTTCAAGGATGGCGTGGCCTGGCATGAGTACAACCAGATGTTCGGCACGGGCAACTTGCGCGAGGCAGTGCTGCGCGGCCTTGACCTGTCCGGGCAGAACACGGCCCTGATGCGCCGCTTGGGGACCAATCCCGAGGCCAACCTGAACATGGCCCTGGACGCGATCAAAGAAGATATTCGGGCCGGCGGAGACCCTGCAGCGCTGGCCAACTTCAACACCGCCCGCCGCGGCGTGATCAACAATCGCTTCAAGGAAGTCAGCGGGCAGACGCGAATCCCAGGCAACGCAACCCAGGCGCGCGTGGCGGCCAACGTCCGGGCTTGGCAGTCGCTGTCCAAGCTCGGCGGTGCGCTGTTGTCCAGCTTCACCGACCTGCCGGTCGCGGCAAGCGAGATGCGGTACCAGGGCCAGAGCTTCCTGGGCAGCCTGGCCGAAATGGGTACCGGCCTGTTGAAGGGCAGGGGTAGCGCAGAGCAGCGCGAGATCCTGTCGGCCTATGGGGTCTACGCAGACTCTATGCGCGGCGAGATCATGCGCCGGTTCTCTGCCGACGATTCGGTAGGCGGCAAGATGTCCCGTGGCATGAGCCAGTTTTTCCGCCTCAACGGCTTGTCCTGGTGGACCGACGCCAACAAGGCTAGCGCCGGATTGATGATGGCGCACAACCTGGCCCAGAACAAAGGCAAGGCCTGGGGCTCGCTGAATGGCGACTTTAAGCGCGCACTGGGCCTGTATGACCTGGACGCTGGTAAGTGGGATTTGCTGCGCGAAATGGAGATGCGCATGGCGGACGGCCGCGACTACATGACGCCGGACAGCATCGCCGGCATCAGCGACGAGCGGATCGGCCAGTACCTGGCAGAACGCAACCGCCCGCTATCCGACGGCGCCATCCGCGAGACCCGACAGGACCTGGAGCGCAGCCTGCGCGCCTACGTCAACGATCGCGTTACCTATGCAGTACTTGAGCCGGACGCACGTACGCGCTCAATCATGAACCAAGGCACCCAGCCTGGCACCGTGCCCGGTGACTTGCTGCGCTTCATCACCCAGTTCAAGAGCTTCCCGGCCGCATACATGCAGAAGACCCTGGGACGCGAGCTCTACGGTCGCGGGTATGCGCCGACGGCGCTGGGCAACAACTTCCGGGGCGGACGTGATCTGGTTCAGGCCCTGCGCAATGGCAATGGCGAGCGGCTGGCGCTGGCACAGCTCATGCTCTGGACAACGGCCTTCGGCTACCTGTCCATGGCCTCCAAGGATGTGGCCAAGGGTCGAGAGCCGCGTCCGGCGGACGACCCCAAGACCTGGCTGGCGGCAATGGTGCAGGGCGGTGGCCTGGGAATCTTCGGTGATTACCTGTTTGGCGAGGCAAATCGGTTCGGCAACACCGCGCTTGAGTCGGCTGCAGGGCCTACGCTGGGCACTGCCGCTGACGTGATCAACCTGTGGGCGAGGGCGAAGGAGGGCGACGATACCGCCGCCTCGGCGTTGCGCCTGGCCCAGAACAACACGCCGTTCATGAACCTGTTCTATACGCGAATCGCGCTGGATCACTTGTTCCTGTACTCGGTGCAGGAAGCAATGAACCCTGGTTCGTTGCGCAGGACTGAGGAGCGCATCAGGCAGCAAAACGGCCAGGAGTTCCTGGTACGGCCATCGCAAAGCTACTCGGATCCGCTCGGCATAGCTCAATAGGCGTATCAAATCTCATTGGGCATGCGCACATATTCGTGGCAAGCCGAGCTCGTCCAATAGCCGAGGGTGTTCTTTCGCATGGTCACCTTGACAATCTTCCCGCTTTGATCTGTCAGCAGGTCCAATTTGCATTCGGTATTTATGTCGCCGCCGCTGATTTGCTGGGTATAGGCCTGGTTGCCGCTGAATGTTGTGGTGGCCGAGCCGGGCATGTACACACTCTTTGAGCTGGACCAGTAATAGATGATGTTTCCGTCTGCCAGCTTGTAGCTGTTGGTCGGGGCTCCATTGGCGATCACAAACTGATCGAGTTGGAGGCCTTCGTACCTTACGAGTTCGTTAATCGTGGCCTGGTCGCTTACACATCCACTAAGCGTGGCCAGTGCTGCAGCGGTGATAACTGCCTTGATGCGCATTTCATTCCCTCATGCCGACGTTGCAGGTTCGGTCGAAGGCTAGACGCAAGCCAGACAGTTGCGCAATCAAAATGACATGCCCGCTATACGGGCTCCAAAAAGCAAAACCCCCGGACGCTCGCAACGTGCCGGGGGTTTTTGTTTCCGCCCCATGCTCAGCCCATGAGGAAGACCCGATGAAGTTTACCTAACCACACCGAAATTCCCCACAGAGAACCCCGCCATCGAGCGGGGTTTTCGCTTTCTGGAGCATTGAAAATTGACCGTCTCGACCACTGATAGCGTTGTTGAATACGTATCCGGCGGCCCGGCGTTTACGATCCCATACCGGTTCCTGCAGAACTCAGACATTGAGGCCGTGCTGGTGAAGCAGGACGGCACATCGGAAACGCTGACCGGGGCTCAGTACACGTTGTCTGGTGCTGGATCTCAGAACGGCGGCACGCTGACATCTGCATACGCGGCTTCTGTCCTCGCAACGCCAGGAGCGGTGCTGACCATCTCGCGAGTGATGGATGCCGTCCAGCCGACCGACCTGCGCAACCAGGGCAGATTCCTGGCCGAGACACACGAAACAGTGTTCGACCGGCTGACCATGCTGATTCAGCAGGGCTTCTCCATCCTTCGGCGCGCGCTGCTTCGCCCTATCGGAAAAGCCTATTACGATGCTGAGGCCCGACAGATCAAGAACCTCGGTGACCCAACCGAGAACCAGGACGCCACCACGAAAAAGTGGGTAACCGACCTCATTTCCTCGATTCTTGCCACCGGCCAGGGGCCAATTAATAACGCTGCCAATGTGATTTTTGCGGGTGCCAACGGCTTTATAGGTGTCGTCCAGGATCTGGCCAACAAGCTGGATCCACAGAAAGGCTCGAGGATGCTTGGCCATGATGGCTGGACTGTCGGCGATCACCTGGCAGCCTTGAAGTTCCCGGGCCAGTTCGCAAGTCTTTCAGACTGGGCTGCCAGCGGTGGGAATCTTGGCATTGCTGCTGGAACATACCCGATTACAGCAGGCCTGAAATTCCCGCATGGAACTACTATTCACACGTTCGGTCGCGTGGTGCTTGACGCGTCAGCAGTCACGTCGCTGACCAACTTCCCTGATCTTGCCGTGGTTCTCGCGGGTGGCTTGACCTTGACAGCCCTGCCGAAACTAACTGCTGCCAGTATTGGGGATTTGACTCTCAATTTTGCGTCAGCCCATGGACTGGCCCCAGGGGATCTGTTCTGCATTTACAACCCAGTCGACTCCAGCTATGCACCAGGTCACCGAGTCGCATATCACGCTGGCGAGTACTGCCGAGTCGCTCGCGTGACAAGCACCACACAAGTAGTTCTTGACTCTCCGCTTTACGCAACTTACGTCGCGGAAAGCATGGATTACTACAAAATGGGGGCTGGTTCATTCCATATCTGCGGCGATCTTGTGATCAAAGGTTCCGATACCCTCAACTCGTTGAGGGCATTTCGCGGCTATCAGCTGATGGATGCAGATCTAACCGGGCTAACCGCGATCAGTCCTATTGGACCGAGCGCTATAGAGCTTCGCCAATGCGTAAACGTGACTGGCGATGTAACTGGCATGCAGTTGGCCCTATCTGGTCTAGGTGTGGATTACGGTCTGTCTTTAGTCGGATGCCAAGACATCCACATGAGCGGATATTTCTTAGGCTCCCGTCACGGTATCACGACGGGTAGCTATGGTCTGCCGGGCGATGTCGTGAACCGGAATATTCAGATTGAGGGAACTGCAAAAACCACCTTCCAAGGCAGTGTGGCGGCCCTCAACTTACACGGAAATACCGAGCACTTTTCGTTTTCCGGCTTTAGCTATGGCGGGGTGGAGCTGGCCGGAAACTTCAGCAAGATTCGAGGAACAATCTTCGGAGCATCCACTGGCTACTGCGTATGGTTCGGCGAGCTGAGCGGGCATGACCACGATATTGCAGGATGTACGCTACGGACCTTGAGCAACCCAGGAAACGCCAGAGGGGTTGTCGACCTGGGCGGCGATACAATTCCTGCACTCGCAGGCACGCTTGGTGGAACCATCAATATGCGTGGGGTCACAGTAATCGCGCCGAACTCCACGCGCGGAATCATGTGCCGTCAGCGGGTGTGCACGGCCACAGATATCAACATTGATGTCCGCGATGTGAACATTCAGAAACTGGCTGCTGGGGCTGTTGCGTTGTTTGTGGATAAGGTCAGCGGCGCTGACTACAACGTGCTTATGCGCTCCGGATTTTCCGACAACTCGGGTAGCCTCCAGAGTGTGGCTGGGGTAACTACCATAAAGGGCGCCCGAGCAAGTGGTAAGGTCAGCTTTAGCACTGGTACTGGCGTGTCGTCATTATCCCTGGCGGTTACCTACCCAGCAGGCTTGTTTGGCAGCACGCCGCCAGACGTTGCCTGTAGCGTATCCTCGGCGATTGTTGGAACAAAGGGCATTGTGTTTAGCGCGGCCAGCCAGTCAGCTACCGGATTCACCGCTACAATCGCCACAGCTGATGGGACGAATTTTACCTCTGTGATTGCAATCACCTTCGGCTGGTCTGCTGTATCTACCAACTGAAACTATCAGGCAACGCAAATAACTAGAGGGCTATCTTGGGGAAATGGATGCCCCAGCATTGGCACCTGAAAATCTGGCGAGCTCCAGAGAAACCCCGGCAGTGCCATGCCGGAGTGCTGCCTTTCTCCTGGCGAAAAAATAGCCACTTAAGCGGCTATCTCGCCTATCTTGCTTAATTTTTGCTACAGCAAAAACTCAGCATGCCTACAGGCCCCTTAAATACTGGGCTTTCCCGATTAATCGACCCGATCCATCATCGGTGCAACGCTGAAGCGGCGGGACGGCTCAGGGCGCGTGGTCATTGGCTTTGAGCCGGGTTTTGCAGTGATTTCGTTCAACGTGTTTGTTACCGAATTACGGAGGAGTGCCCGGTACGACTCACCCACGAGGGACAAGGCGCGACAAGGCAGACATTCTACATCAGACCCCAAGCATCGCGCCCGCTACGGGGTCGGCAAAATGACCGCAAAACGCGTGCCCTGCTCTGCATCGGAGCTGACATCGATGCGTCCGCCGTGCCCTTCGACGATCTGCGCCGCGATGAACAGCCCCAGGCCCAGGCCCTGTGACCGATCTTTGCTGTCATCCGAATACGAAGAGTACCGGCCCTGCGGATTGAACAAATGGTGCAGGGCGCCGGGTGGGATGGGGTCGCCATGATTCTGTACCTGAAACCGGACTGCCGAGACCTCCTGCTTGAGGTCGACCCTGATGGGACGGCGGGCATCGCCATGCAGCACCGCATTGGCGATCAGGTTCGAGAAGACTTGAGCGATTCGGGTCGGGTCGAATTGCCCGGTGACCTTTTCGGCGTTGTCGAAGATGATGTCGACTTTCGGGTTCGCCATCCTGACTTCGTCGATGATCGAGCTACAGATGCCGCACAGTTCGGTGTATTCCAGCGCGACAGGCAGGCCAATACTCAGGTTGCAACGTGCCAGGTCGAGCAGGTCTTGAATCATCTGGTTGGCACGTCGGGCGCTGCGGGTGATCTGCGTGGCGATATCATGCTGGCGGCTCGGGCTGGGCATGTGCTTTTCCAGCAACTGGCTGCCCATCAGCACGGCCGTCAGCGGCGAGCGCAGGTCGTGTCCGAGCACCGCCAGTACTGTCTTGCGCGTGGTTTCGACCGCATTGCCATACGCGGTGATCGACTCCCCCAGTGCCTGGTCGATGGCTTCGTTGAACCGCACCATGTCCTCGAGCTGCAGGGATACCGGGCCTTGTTCGTGCGCCAGCCACAACCTGAGCACGCTCGCGCGAAGTGCACGGTATTCCGCGACCATCTGATCCAGGCTGAAACCATCGGTGAGACGCAGCACAGCGTATGTCTGCGCAGCCGTCGCGTCTGTGGATACAAACCCCAGACCGCGGGAATTGTCCTGCTGCCGGGCCGTTTGCGGCGTGAGAAGGTCCTTGGCCACGGTTTTGAGAATCTGTTCTGCGTGGTTTCTCAGACTCTTCGGATTCAGGGCGGTTTGCGAGGTCTCGGCTGCCCGGGCGAAGGCGTCCCACTCCTGCAGAATCGAATCAAGATTGCCAAGAATGAACTGTGCGAGACGCATGGGTGCCTTCCTGCGCTGTGCGGGTTTCTGTGACGACTCAAAATATTTAGCGAGGGTTGCCGCGTGGGTCAAGCGTCAGTGGGCGGGCCGTGCTGTCTTTGAGCTTGGCATCGGTGCAACGCTGGAATGGCGGGAAGGCTGGGCAGTCCACCAGCGCAACAAACAAAAAGGCCGATCCGGCGCAGTCATAGACCCGCCGGATCGGCCTTTGCAGGGTGGGTTGCCCTATTTGGCCGCCGTCTCCTGCAACCGCTGCGCCTTGTCCTGCGGCAACAGGTCGAACTCGTGCAAGCCATCCTTGCGGTACGGGTCGCCGATCCACCGCGGCGCCTCGACGAACTGCGCGCTCACCAGGCTTTTCGCCGGCTCGAAACGGTCATAGCTCAACCCGGCCAGGTCCGACAGCGTATGGATCAGGTGCGAACTGCTGTAAGGCCGGTTGGCCATGGCCTGCAGGTCGCGCGGGTGGGCGGCCTGCCAGCTCGGGGAGGTCCACAGCAGGAACGGGATGGTGTACATCGGCCGGGTCGGCGCGCCTTCGTTGCGGCCCAGGCGGTCATGCTTGCCCGAGCTGTAGACATCCTCGCCATGGTCCGACAGGTACATCAGGAAGCCATTGGGGGTGCTGGCCGCATAGCGCTTGATCAGGCTGGACACCACGTAGTCGTTGTAGCGCACGGCATTGTCATAGAAGTTGTAGGTCTGCGCCTGGCTGTCGCTCAGCGCACCCGGCACGCCCTGGCGGTCGGTGAAGTGCTCGTACGCTTTGGGGTAGCGATAGCGGTAGTCCATGTGCGTGCCGAGCAGGTGGATGATGATGAACTTGTTCCTGGCAGGGTCCTGCAGGGCCTTCTCGAAGGGCGCCAGTACCACATCGTCATATTGCCGGGCGTTCTGGCTGCGCTGGTTGTTCAGGTACACCGGCACATCCGTCTGCTGCGAGAAGGAGGTGAGCATGGTGTTGCGCTTGGTCATGGTCTGCTGGTTGGTGATCCAGAAGGTCTTGTAGCCTGCCTGCTTCATCAGGTTGATCAGCGACGGGTCGGTGAGGAAGCGGTCGGGGTTCTGTTCGTCACCGAAGGTCAGGATCTGTTGCATCACCTCGATGGTGTAGGGCCGCGGTGAAACAACGTTGTGGAACACGGTCAGGCTTTTGTCGCTGGCGGCCAGGGCGTCGAGGTTGGGCGTTGTGTCGCGGTTGTAGCCATACAGGCGCATGTGCTCGCGGGTGGTCGACTCGCCGAGGATCAGCACCAGGGTGCGGGGGGCGTCACCGCTGCTGTCCTTCAGCGCTTGCAGGGGCGGCAGGGCAGCGTTCTTGGCCAGCAGCGTCTGCATGTTGTCCAGTTGCTGGCGATATTGCTTGTAGCCGACCAGCAGTTGCCAGGGCACCGCGGGCTCCATGCGTTGCTGGACCTTTTCCAGGGCATCGGCGAAGTTGCGTTCCTGTTTGACCATCTGCTTATAGAACGGGAACACCAGGGTGGCGGCCAGCAACAGCACGACCACCGGCAGGCGGCTGCGCAGGGGCAGGGTGACCGGGCGCAGGCGTTTCCACAGCAGTACGGCGCCCACGGTGTACAGCAGCAATGCCAGCATCATCCAGAGGCTGAAGTACTGGCTGAAATATTCGCTCGCTTCGGCGGTGTTCGATTCGAACATCACGAAGATCACGCTTTGCGAGAATTCCTGGCGATAGATGCCGAAATAGCTCAGGCCCACCAGCGAGGCGGCCCACAGCACCAGGCCGATGACCGCTGCCGTGGCACGGGTGAAGCGCGGCAGCAACAGCACCGGGGCAAGCCACAGGGTGCTGAGGAACAGCGAATCGCGAAAGCCGGCGAAGCCGGTGGTGCCACTGAACAGCAGAAGCGCCTGGGTGACGCCGGAAAAATACCAGAAGAACAGCAGGAGCCAGCCCAGGCCGGCCCAGTCCACGCGCGTAGGCGAGGATGGGGATGCAGTGTTTGCCACGTGTGCCTCGTAAACCATGGCGGCAGCCAGATGGGCGACTGCCGAAGAGGGGGGGACGCTAACGGGAAGGGTGTGAAAATAACGTCAAGGTGGCACCGAAAAGGTCTCTATCGTTGCTGAACTGGCACTTTGCTCATCTTCGCTCAGGTCGGTTTCAGGATGCGCCTGGTCGCTCGCATGCAACCTCGCGGCGCCACAAATGCCATGCTTGTGGATGCCCATGAGCCCAGTGCGCACAGACGCACGGCCATCGGCAAAGGAGGCGACCGACAGCCACGCAACCGTGACGTGGACGGTTTGCCGCAGCAGAACACGCTGGATACCTGCCCCCCTACAATCATTCAGGCAGGGTCCGTGATGCCGAGGTCCGCTGTATGCCTGATGAACTGCTTCACCTGCCCGTGATCCACAGCATCCTGAATCGCCAGAAGGACACGCCCGGCGCCTTGTTGCCGATCCTCCACGCCATCCAGGAGGCCATCGGTTTCATTCCCGATGCCGCCGTGCCCGACATTGCCCACGCCCTCAACCTGAGCCTCGCCGAAGTACGCGGGGTGATCAGCTTCTACCACGATTTCCGCAGCACGCCGCCGGCCCGCCACACCCTGCGCCTGTGCCGGGCCGAGTCGTGCCAGAGCCGGGGCAGCGAGGCCCTGGCTGCGCAACTGCGGGAGCAGCTGGCGCTGGACGACCATGGCACCAGCGCCGACGGGGCCGTCAGCCTGCGCCCGGTGTACTGCCTGGGCGCCTGCGCCTGTTCGCCGGCCCTGGAGCTCGATGGTCAGGTACACGCACGGCTCACCCCCGAGCGCCTGCGCGCGCTGGTGAACGGTTGCCTGGAGGAGCCAGCATGCTGAAGCTGTTCATTTCCTGCGACTCCGTCGCGCGTGCCGTGGGGGCTGACCAAGTCGCCGTGGCCTTGCAACGTGAGGCCGAGCGTCGCCAGCTGGCGATCGATATCCAGCGCACCAGTTCGCGCGGCCTGTACTGGCTGGAGCCACTGGTGGAGTGTGACAGCGCGCAAGGGCGCCAGGGCTTTGGCCCGGTTGCCCCCGAGGATGCGCCCGCACTGCTCGACGCCTTGCTCGGCGAACCAGGCGGCCATTCGCTGGCGCTGGGGCTGGTCGAAGATATCCCTTACCTGAAGAGTCAGCAGCGCCTGCTGTTCGCCCGGGCGGGGGTGACCCGGCCGCTGTCGCTGGAGGACTACCGTGCCCATGGCGGCTTCACGGGCCTGGAGCAGGCCGTGGCACTGGGCGGCGCCGAGGTGGTTGCCGCCGTGCTCGATTCCGGCCTGCGCGGCCGGGGTGGCGCGGCGTTTCCCGCCGGGATCAAGTGGCGCACCGTGCGTGACGCCGGGGCAGGGCAGAAGTACGTGGTCTGCAATGCCGACGAAGGCGACTCCGGTACCTTCGCCGACCGTATGCTGATGGAAGGCGACCCGTTCCTGCTGATCGAAGGCATGATCATTGCCGGCCTCGCCGTGGCTGCCGACAAGGGCTACATCTATGTGCGCTCGGAATACCCCGATGCGATCCGCGTGCTCGACCAGGCCTTGGCCATCGCCCGCGACGCCGGCTACCTCGGCATTGATGTGGCCGGCAGCGGCCAGGCGTTCGACCTGGAAGTCCGGGTGGGTGCCGGCGCCTACATCTGCGGTGAGGAAACCGCCCTGCTCGAATCGCTCGAAGGCAAGCGCGGCATCGTCCGCGCCAAGCCGCCGCTACCGGCCTTGCAGGGTCTGTTCGGCCTGCCGACGCTGGTGCACAACGTGCTCACCCTGGCCTCGGTGCCGACCATCCTGGCCAAGGGCGCGGCGTTCTACCGCGACTTCGGCATGGGCCGCTCGCTGGGCACCATGCCG